CCGAAACAAATCCTGAACCATTTGGTGCTAGTACAATGTCACCGTTCTCATTGGTTCCTGAAATAGTTTGATCTGATACTGTGAGATTACCTAACAGATCAGGGTCATTGGCACTAATAACACCATCACCATCAATAGTTATTGTAGTTCCATCAACTTTAACACCACCTAGTACTGTATCGCTAGCAGTTGGTAACACATAGTCGCCCTGCTCTGCGTTTAGTGTACCATCGACAGCTACAGTTAAATTAGCACCAACTTTAATACCACCTAGTCTAACTTCAGTTGCTGTGGGTAATACATATGGAGCTGGCAAGTCAGCAAGTGTAATGTAGCCAACATCATTATTTAAATCCGATAAGTTAATTGGGCGGCCAGTAATATCTGTCCAGTTAGCAGTACGATCATCAAAGTAGGCAAGATTGTTCCACGCTGTAACACCATCGCCTATCTTTAGCTTGCCTGTGCCAATTTCATAGCCAGCTTCGCCTTCTGCCAATGTTGGATTATTACTAGTCCAATCGCTAGCGATATCTCTTCTTAATTGTATTCTCGTATATTGTATTTCGCAAGACATTATGCCGCTCCCCCGTCTATTACTAGGGCGTTACCTTCGGATGGGCCGCCGTCTACTGTATTGAATGGATCAGCACATACATCAGAATTAACTAAAATTCGATTGACTGACCCGGTCGGTGTTAGTGGATTATCGCCTTGATAATACACCCTAAAATATTTAAAATCTTCAACATTTACATTGGCCCATATTAAAGTTTGTGAATTTGGAGTAATGTATGTTTGTGTTAGCAATGTAGCAGAGTTTCTAAAAGAGTCTACAGTAATTGTAGAAGATTTGGTCCCTTCTAGCCAAATGCGTCCAATAAATCCTGTCATCTCTACAGTGAATTGTAATGCGGGTGTAATATCGGCTTCGTAAAATGTGGCAGGGATCGCACTGGAATGATTAATAACATCACCATTTAAATCAATTTCCCCCGTAAACGAATTAAAAATTTGTACAGGTCTGCTGTGATAAGGGATAACACTTTTTATCAATTCTATCTTGCCCAATGCTCCAAATCGCGAATCGGCATATAGTATAACATCTGCTAGATTTTTCTTTGCCACTACACTATATTGTAAAAATTGACCATCCAGTATTTCCATATCAAGGGCTGGAATTGTGACTGTAGCAAGCCCCTTGAGAGTTGTTTGATTCATCGGAGTTACTGTGTATGGACTACATGCAAGTGCTTTTCCCTTTGCGTCCATGATATGCATCTGGATGGAAGTTAGCGTTGATAAATCGATTCGTTTCTGATCAGCGTTCTTAATATCAAATTCTATGGTATTATCGACGCCGCTATATATTTTTACATTTCTCTGATACACGTTAGTATACTCCACAGGAAAGCCAGCCAAATCTGCTAAGAGCTCGATTCTATTTGGATATAAATATGTTGAGATTTTTTGCATTAACGGCAGGACCTTTATACTATATTTATGGCAAAACTAAGAGATAACATCGAAGAAAAATTACCCTTTATCAGCGTCATAAACTATGGAGAAGACGAGTTTGTGGGACTTATTATAAACCAGGATCAGTTTGTAACAAGTTTCTACGATTTGAATTCTATAAAAACACCCGAAGAGAAGGTTGTGTTTTTAGAAATAGGCGATTCATGGTGGTGGGAAAGTAATAGACAATTTCCAATTACAATTATTTGCAAAGATCTAATACAGCCATTTGCCTATGCTATTAAAACATTCAACAGCAAGGATGTGCGTATTATACTAGGTCCAACAGTAAACTTAATGAATCTAACGTTAAAACGAGTCAAACGTAAAAGTGTACAGTTAGTTCGCAGACCTCGTTAAGCTAACATCTAGATTAATAACACATCTTAATTGTTTACTAGGAATAGTACTTGAATGAAAGTGCGAACCGTCAAACATCACTACTCTACCTTTCTTAGGTTCTATTTCTTGTAGGACATCACCTTTAGTTAATCCACTAATCTTGTTATAAGAAAACGGATATCGTTGTTTGAGTAGTATAGTATTACCATCAGATTCGTTAACATAATATAATAAAACTTTATGCGGTTTTGCACAGTCTACATGATATTCCCGAGGTATAGTATCTTGAAGATTACCGCCAGGTAACTGTAAAAATGTCCTAGCATTGATAACTTCATTAATAGAAACTCCAAGTTTCTCTGCTAGATTAAATGCCAAACTTCTAAATACTAGTGCCAACATTCCATGATCTTTCCCGTCACTAATAGATTGTATAGATAAACCCGGTAACGAAATATTATCTTGATTCGACTTTACCTCATTTAGATTACGGATTAAGAACCACGGAAGTTCTCCGTTATCTAAAAGTAATTGCTCAAGATAATCTTGATATTCCTTGGATATTATATTGTCTAATATTACTATGTCCACTTAATTACTCCGATACTAGAAATAAATTGCCTGCTATGCTTATCCTGTAATCATTACTGCTATAAAATGGATAAACAGAGTGATTGAGCAACGACGGAAATAATAATATCTGCCCTTCCCATTTATTATCTATCGACAATGCCGAGCCAGTTATGTTTCCAAGAATGTCTGTATAATGGAATTGAAACTTTCCAGATAGTTGATTTTTAGATTTCCTGCCAGGGCCAGCCCTTTCTTCTATGTTAGCATAGTAAGGAATTTTATACCATAAAACAAAACTATACAATCCCGTATGGTTATGTAACGGATTAAATTCTCCCTTTTGCTGAAAATTAACCCATGCACTTTTTAATTTTAGTTTAGGTATTTTACCGCTTTCTAAAATATTAGTGTGAGCATTTAACCCAGTAGTATAACTGTTGCTATATGTTTCCTGATGTAGCATAGCCATCTCTCGAGTCTTTGTTTCTAGAGCAGAAAGACAATCAGTAAGTTGATATTCATGCAAAATGTTGCCAGCAAGAGTTTGATTTTTAGCGATTGCTTTAGAAAAATCTGATTGAATTTTTGATACTTCTGCACCAACAGTTGCCATCAATTCGGGGCTGGCTTGTGATTGAACAATACCTATATTTGAAAGATTAATAGTTTCCATTATTGATATCCATAACTAATACTTTCGCAGATTAAATTCATCTGTACCACGATTGCCATTGCATACGCCACCGCATGAGCTTTCTTAAAATAGTACTCATCATTCTCTGGTTTCGTCCAAACTTCTGTCATCACCGTAGTCCAATCTTTCCCAATCAGATAACGTTTCGCGGGCCTGATCATCGCTAGTACCGCCGCTAATTCTTCTATAGACTTTGGTGCCGCTTGTCTTAGAATAGACCCATGCCCATTCACATGGAACAACAAGTTCACGAAGTCGTCCTGTAACAGTAAATCCCATAATGGTTCAGTCTCCATAAGTTGAGTAAGATGGTCCTCGCTTCTTACTCCTTTATAAATTCCCACATTTAAAAAATCAATCTTAAAGTATCCGCGATCTTCTGCAGACTTATAATCAATAGTACTCATTCCCGTGATAGGATTGTACGGGATACTAGTACAATAGACACCAGAATTATGTTTTTTAAAAGTTCCATTGTCGTTGATAGAAGCCGCAACGTGTTTAATATGTTTTAGCGGCTCTTCTCGATCTAAGAAGTCAATGTCAATATCAGGCATTATTTCTTTCCATACGTTTCCACTGCTGGAACTTTTCTACATTATTTTGACCCATGTAATGTTCGCCTGTTTCTAAGTCTATCAGCATCCATTTACTAGGGCATTTAGTGTGTACTTCGAGTGTAATTGGAAAATTTAATTCTTCTACTTCAGTTGCGTCTTTTAGTGTGCGTGTTTTCATAATTTAGATTCCTTAACTACTTGCTTAACAAGTTCAACATCATCTCGATGTTTTTTAAATTTATTGACCCAGAACGGAGGATCGATTTGTAGTGCTACTGCTTCTAATTGTTCATCACTAAACTTACCTAACATAGCTTTACCGCTAGGACAGTTTAGCAATAACCAGGGACTTACTTTGCCGTCACGGATGTCAAATGTTGCTCGACTCAAACTAACATACATAAAGTAATGACTCCATTCGGCTTTGTTTTCTTCACCCCAATTCATCAAATGTGTTATGCTACGTTGCAACGCAGTTTCAACAGGTTCACTTTTTATTAAATCAAGAACGTATACATCGTATAACTCATCTCTGCACCAATGATCTAATTTAAATCCGCTAGTGACAATAAAGTCGATAAATCTATCTGGATACAGAGGATTTACATTACTAACAAAACTGCCAAATTTTACAAAAGCATTATAGTACGGGCTACGAGCAAATTCATCGTATGTTTTAATGCCTTTAAATTTTTGTGTCTTTTGATAAAATCTATTGTAGGTATCATAACCAATTTGAACATGCTTTTCAGTCTTGGCTAACGCTCTTCGCTTTTGTTCGCAGACGTGAACAAACAAAGTTTTCTCTTTCATAAACTTTGTTCCGCAATGTTCGCAACTATATGGTTTATCCACTACTGATAGTTTCATCATTTTAACTTGGATGCAATATCTTTTTCTGACATGCCAAACTGCCGACAAACATCTTTGACTTCTTTATCTGTCATAATGTTACTTAGTAGGTCAATTTCGTCTTGTTTTCTTTCTGGGTATAACTCTTCTAACACCTTAGTCCGCTTGTTAGTACCCTTACGCTTATGCCCGATCCATTCGTGGAACATAATCTTTTTTGTATCGTGACTGCATAGGCATAGTAACTGCCATAACAACTTTGGGTGCTTACTCAATCCAAAAAAGTGTTTATTAAAATATTCGTTTGTGGCTAATACAAAATGTTCTTGAACATCTCTACTACTAGATTTAACAGAACTCATATATCTGTTTAGTAAAAAGAAAGCAACACTTTTTCGCTGTTCAGGAGTAAGTTCATCCCATACTTCTCTTGCGCCGCAATCAACTGCACCTAACACATCTTTAAGTTCTAATTTATCACTCATCTTTAGGTACCAATCTTGCATCAAATGCCATAACAGTTCGATTACCTTGGCCCTTCCACGGATATACAGTATGCGGTAAACTACTCGGAAATACTATTACTGTACCGGGCTGACCTTTATATTTCCATGTATCGTTCATTATAAATTTACTTACATCACGTGTTTGTGGAAGTCTAAATAAAATCTGCCCGTCTGAGGGATTACTGCCGTCAGCAAGTTCAGGCTCACTAATATACATGTTACCGCTAAGGTTGCCGCCTGGATGGCTATGCATTTCCTGATACTGACCTTCTGTTTGTCTAATGGTCCATATACTAGTTATAACTGGTTTACAATATTTTAAATCTTCAGTACCTGACTGTGCAGTTACTAATTCCATATATCCTTGACATATAGTTTCTAACCACTTAATTAACCATGTAACATCTAAATTTAATTCATTAGGGTACACTTGGATTTGTTGCCCGCCACGAATACTAATTGCCGGGTTATTGGCATCATTTAATTCTGGTCGGCTATGTAATGTTTCAGCTAGATTAAAAATCTTACTAAACTCTACAGGCGGTATATTGTCAATTGCTAACACAATTGGCTGAAAATATGCAACTTTTAATGCCATTATATTCTGTCCTTACTTAACTTGTATATCATTATAACACGGTCAATGGCCTTTTGTAAAGTGATATTGGTCTTTGCTTCTCGCCGAATTTCTCCCCACAACTTGTCATCCATTATATGATCGTGTAACGGCCTACCATCGCTAGTTCGAGGATCGTGATCCCAACCAATTGGTTTTCGTGTACTAGGATCAGCACCAAATTCACGAGCATAAACGGTTCCCTTATCTCGCTCGTATACATAGGTTGCACCAGGCTTAAGGCTTCCCATTATAATATCTTATCCAGTTGAATGATTTCGCTTTGTCTGCTAATTTCTTTAACAAAGTATGCACAGTTTGGTTTTGAGCCTGCTGACAAAGGGGTTGCTAATAGTTGTCCGTTTTTCATCTTTGGAAAGTACCATTTAACATCATTGTAGAAATTTACAATTTCAATCTTCTTAAACTCTACCCTAAATGAACTTAGCGGATTAAAAATTAATGCTTCAAATCCTCTATCGTTTAAGCTAGTCAACGGCAATACTTCAATGTCACATGCACTTGAACTATCACCAACTGCAATGCTCCAATCAATAGGCATTGTAACTTCTTCATTGCCAATTCTAAGTACCATTGCAGGTGCATTAAAACTTTCTAAGAAAATTAAAGGCATAAAGAAAAAGTCTGGTTCCTTTGGTTCACTATTATCTAGTACAGCGAATCTAGTGTTTTCATCTACCTCATCGGGTAAATTGTTTAACGAAAAATACTCGTTGTCTAATGTTAAAATCTGCATTGTCTTATTTGTGCCAATCAATCTTTTCGATTGTGAAAGGGTATCTGGCTTCCTTGTAAAATTTCTTCCTTTCGGTTAGATGGCGTTTAGCATACTTGCAAGTAGAAGTTAAATCCCAGATTTGTACAAAATCTTTATCTTCTGCTTTTCGAATGCCTCGGCCTATCGACTGAATAACTCTAACAAACGATTTGCCAGGCTCCAAAAGAACCAAATTAAAGATACGAGGTATATTGATACCAACAGCGGCGACACCATAGGTTGCAACAATAATTTTGTTATCACTTGTTTTAATTTCGTCATATTCTTCTTTTCGATCTTTTGTTTTTACTTCACCTGAAATAAAAACTGCATCGTCTATTTCGTTTATTAAAAATTTGCCTGAATCAATTCTGTTTACTAGAACTAATGTATTGCCTGTAAGTGAGATTTTTTTAATTAGTTTGCTTATATAGATCATCCTGTCATCGTCAGTGACAAGATATTTTAATTCTTCTGCGTATGTACTAAATTCTGGTAAATCAATCATTTGTACTACGTTTACATGACACGTTGATAACACACCTTTGTCCTGTAGTTCATGTGCTTTAATGCTACCTACTACTGGTCCAATAGATGCAAATATACTTTCTGACTCAAATTTTTCTTTAGGAACAGTTCCGGTTAGTCCCCAACGTATTGCGGCATTGTTTAAGTTTTGAGTGAGCAAATTCTTTAGTACTTCTGCTTTGGCCATGTGTACTTCGTCAACAATAACAGTTTTAACACCATCAAGAAATTCTGCTAAAGTAAGAATATCATGCTCGTGATTTTTACTTTTCTTTTCGAGAATGTTTAAACTTTGCCAAGTACAAATGGTATGCGTTTTTCCTAAATCTTTGCGATCGCCGTAATAAACACCTACATCTAAGCCAACGTTGACAAAGTCTTCCTCTGTTTGTTCTACTAGTGATTTATTAGGTACAATGGTAATCGTTCTACCTAATGTTTCGCAGACATGCGATAGTGTAGCAGTTGTAATTGTTTTGCCTGCACCAGTTGCAATTTCTTGTAGTGCCTGATGATTTGTTAAAAACGTATTAATTGCGTCAACTTGATAGTCGCGCAACATAATCGGTTGACCTTCTTGCGGATGACCTTTAGGCCAAGTTTTTCCTAAGTCTGCCCAGTAAGTTTCTGTTACGGGTGTAAAAGAAATGTGATTAGTTTGTCTACGGTCATCTACATCTTCAACATGAACCCCCATCTTAGTTAAGATGTCTAACACCTTTTCTAACTGATTAAGATATCCAGTGCCGCCGAGGCCAAACAAACTGACCATGCCGTCCCATCGACCTAATTTAAATGCGGGATGATATCGTGCGTAAGGAATTTCATACTTAAATGTATTAGCTAATTTCTTACGAGCGTCTAACGGCAAACCTTCAAATTTGATGTTTACTTCGTCTTGTATAATAAGTTTTACGGACATAGGTTGGGCCTGAATTCCATCAATGATTCTGTGTGATGATATGATACGATTAAGTCACAGCAGTTAGCATACACTGAAGTTTTACTATGTCGCAAGGTTGTGCCAATGGATATAACTGCCTTTGGCTTCCAGGCAGATTTAATGAAAAATTTTGGTATTTTTCCATTTGATACGCAGGCAATTTTTGTGTTCTCATCTAGTACTGTATTATACTTTCTTTCTGCAATTAGCGTATTAAATTCTTTGCCAATTGGATCGTTGTCTAGTCTAAAATATACCCCGACACTATCAGTAATATTACAATCTTGCAATGCAGAATCGATAGTTTTTAGAAATTCTAATGCCTTAGGCTGTACATGACTTTCAATGACTAGTAGCAATGGGAATCTGTTAATAGATTGAAGTTCTGCAATTACTTCTTGCAAGGTTACGGCATTTGAGTCAATCCACACCTTTGGATTGTTTCGAAAAATTATCTGATTTTTTAGTGTTTTTTCGGTACTTTTTGGGGTGTTGATATTGTACTGATATCGAACACTTCGGTCCTGAATAACATCAATGTTTGCAGTTGCTAACTCACCTATGTCAGTGACCAGCGACTTATATAAGTTAGTGTCAATTAAATTTTCTGTAAAATATCGACTTTGAATTTCTTCAATTTTCCATGATTTTATGGTATTATAGTGATCAATGATTGTTCGATCAATTTCAAATCCTTCTGGCATAAGTGTATCAACTAACAGTACAATATTTTTTTCAGTTAGGTCTGTTAAAAACACTCTGCCATTTGATGTGACTAAATTTCCGTCACACTCACTGCCTAAATTTTTCAATATTTTCTTCAAATTTGCGTTAAATGCAACTTCGAGTACTAGTGTTAAATCGCCTTGAATATCTTTTCCAATAAACAATTTTTTAGTTTGATCAACTTGTCGAAATGTCTTTGCCCAGGTAGGAGTTGCTAACGCTAACTCAACTATCGAGTTATCAATAGGCAAATGCTGAACATTTTCTTTGAGAATTTTAACCAATAATCGTGATTGATTTTCAGTTATGTAATTTGGGCCTGAAATAGACGAGCAAAGATTTTTTAATATTTTAATATCTTTTCCAGGAACTGATTTAGGCAAATTCTGAAAGCCTGCCCTTTCAATTTCTAATAGTAGTGTATCAATGTTCATATGTATATTATACATTCTTTATATTCAAAGGTCAAATCTTTGACAAAAAAATAGGCCTCAATATTATTTAAGGCCTATAAGGTAACTTTTGAGCAAATGAGTTTAAAGAGTTGCGTCTTCCATTCCTGCAACACGCAATTTAATTACATTAGTAATTTGCCATTGTTTTTGATCAAGTGCTTTAGTAATACCTAACCACTTATTTCTCAACAAGGCAAATTCATTTATAATCTTTTCAAAATCTACAACATCACTTTCACCGTCGACATATTTTTCAACATCTCGACTGGTCAGCGCACGTTGATAATTTTCAAGATACTTTCGAAAATGCTGACTACGCAATCTACGGAGTTCAATGTTTAAATACTCTAAAATTGCTTCAATTTCTTGAAGTTGATTAAACCTGTGCTCAACTACACCTGGCATATTTGCGGCATTTTTTTCAATGTTGCCAACAATTTTTACCTCAGTACGAGCCGCAAGCAATTCTGCTTCATAAAAATTTACTGCGCTAGGAATATTACTAATATCCTTTGCAATGTCAGAGTACCAACCCATTATTATTCCAATTCGTCGTAATCGTTATCTTCTTCTGCATTCTCGCTATCTTCAAGATAGTAAGCAACGGCAGCATCAAGATACTCATCGTTTCCTGTTGCACCTTGCAACGCACGGTCACTAACACCGAGATCTGCAAGTAGATCAACGTAGCGTTCTGCTACTGCTTCTAGTTGTTTTTTATCGATAAATTCGCTGAAAAGCAACCATACGTCAGCAATTTGTGTTTCATTCAACATTCTCGTTTATCTCCTCTGGAATGGTAGTTGTTGTTAAAGGTTTGATATGAAATTTTGCCATTAACATATCTAATTTATCATCTTTCCATTCTTTTCGGTAGAATTTGAATTCCTCACCTGTCTCTGGATCAACCCATGCTAGTCTGTTTCCACTCTGCACCAACAAGCCAGCTTTCTCACACAAGTCAACTAGACCCGAGTAAGGATTCATACCTTGTTCATACGGAATTTTAATTTGAAGTGTTTCAAAAGGTTTAGCATAACGAGTCTTCATGATTTTGCAAGCGGCTCTAATACCGTTTACTTCACTAGTCTTGTTACCGTCTTCGTCTTCTTTCAACTTCAATTTTTTCATAGCAACAACAATACTAGAAGCATAGACAAAGCCTTGTCCACCGCTAATCTTGTCATCTGGATCAAACATGTCCTGTGACGCATACGTGTGATTTGTACAAACCATACCTACATTATAGTTACCAAACATGTTTACGCAATTACGCACTAATGCTGTAAGTGCTTTGGGTTTACGACCCATGTCGCCTTTTAGATCTCCCGCTTCAAACTGGTTGATATCGGTAGGGGTAAGCAACATACCCAATGAGTCTATGACAAATAAGACCTTAGGACGCTCTGTCATTGCCTTGTACTCTGTCATGAATTCATGAATGGTTTTAGCCACATCATCAATCATAGCCATGTTGAGTTTAAGCAATTTTTCTTCACTTGTATCTACGCCAAGATTGTGTAACCACTTCTCATCCAAAGCGTTTTCGCTATCGACTAGGATAACATAAATGCCTTGTTCTTGTGCGTGTTTAACAATGTTACCGGAACAAATATATGATTTACCAGCGCCTGATTCGCCGGCAAATACAGTAACCTTACCCAACGGAATGCCCTTGTTAAAGTCGCCACTAATAAGGTAATTGAGAGCAAAGTTTCCTGTGCTAACCCAATCAGTTGGGTCATTGAACCCAATGCCTAGACCGTCAATGCTTTTAGTCAAGGTCTTACGAAATTTCGATAAATCGAAGGCTTTTGTAGCCATATTTGTATTTCTCCTAAATGATGATTTAAGGGGACCAAAGTCCCCTTATTTTACTTCTGACGATTGCGAATCATTGCCAAGATGTCTTGGGCACGTGAGTCGCCAGTACCTGTGCTGTCAGCCGCTGGTGCTGGAGCAGGCGCTGCCTTTGGTGCTGGTTCGTCATCATAGTCATCACTTGCCGCAGGCGCTGATGCCTTAGGAGCCGACTTTTGAGGATCACCAGTGTTCTGGCTCATGCCAGCTGGTTTGAAGTATTGTCCCCAACGGTCCATGTCAAATGCTTCACCATCAACTGATGCTTCAAACATTTCTTTCATAACCTTGACTTCTACTTCACTTGGTTTCTTAGGCAAGTAATCATTCAAGTTAAACAAACCATACTGCTTGATAGCGGCTTGTTCTTCGTCACTTAGTGGACGCTCACGACGTGCCCAACTCGATGTTGAGTAGTCAGCGTAGCCGCCTTTTGAACCTTTCTTCATGCGGTAATCGATACCGTGAATGTAATCAGTTGGCAAGTCTTCCAACTCTGGATCTACCAATGCGGCACGAATACTTGTAAAGATCTGTGGACCAATGATGAATCTACGGATTGGATTCTCTGGACGCTGTTCTTCCTTAAGTCCGTCTTCTACAACGAAACCTTGGAAAATGTAACTGCGTTTCTTCCAATACTTACGACCCATATCTTCAAGACTTGGATCCTTGAACCATGCGCGAACTTCATTCAAGATTGGGCAAGATTCGCCATACATTTCCATGCACGGAACTTGAACAATTGCTGGTTTGGATTCTGTTTGACCTTTAACACCTGCGAAAGGTAGTTTGATCATTGCACGTTCTGCCCAGAAGAACGTATTGTCTTGATTACCATCTGGGAGGAAGCGTAGTGATGCTTCTTGCCCTTCTTTAAGGTTCCAGAACGGATAAATGGAATTGTCTCCACCTGTTCTGTTATTGTCTGTACCTTTGTTTTCTGCTGCCTTGAGCTTTGCTCTGATTTCTGCTAACGATGCCATAGTTTTTCTCCTGTAATAGCCTATGTTTAATTTAAGTTTGCCTATAATTCACTTTACACCATTGTAAAGTAAAAAAGTGCATACATGTTATTGTACGCACTTTTATTTAGTAAAGCAAGAGGAATCTTGCTCTAAATGTGGTTTATTTTACCATTTGTTTTTTGTTGGTAGTCCAGCAATTGAACGCATTGCATTTAACTCATCGATGAACGCATGGTCATTACGAGCAGTTCTGCCTTCTTTAGCAACATTGGCTGCTTGGCTATCTTTAGCGGCATTGAATGTTCTTTCAGCATTTTGTGCGGCTGTTGGCCCACCTTGTCCACCACGTCCAGCGCCAGCAGATACACCTGCATTTGGCATGGCAGCATTGGCCAGTTGGCTATCTTTAGCCGCATTATATGGAGCAGGGGCCGCAGGTTTAGCTGCCGCTGCCGGAGCACCGCCTGCTGTCTTTGGCGAACCATCTGGATTATGGGTTGCACCGTATTTTTGTAACCATGCTTGACCCTTAGGACCAGTTGATGGTTTGCCACCCAATGTCGGTTGTGGTGGAACTTTACCGGCCGCTGCCGGGGCTGCTTGAGCTGATTGTGATACTGCTGGCGCTGCCGCATTGGCTGCTACGGCTGCGTCAACGCCTGTCGCATCGTCTTGTGCGCCGCTGGCAAGTGCTGCCGCTTGTGCCGCATTTTGAGTCATTGCTTGTCCCATTGCTAAATCTTCTGCATCTTGATTAGCTCCAATGGCGGCTGCTTGATTAGCTTTCATTGCGGCTCCCATATCTGCATCTTCTTGATCGGCTGCTGTCATTGTAGGAGCAGTACCAGGTACTTGTTCCCCAGGCAATGGCTTAGGCATACGAGCCATAATTGCTGAATCCGTTGCATCTGCACCGCCTAGCCATTTTAACTGGCTGGGTGTTAGTTTAGCCTTAGCGGCTGCAACTGCATCCGGAGCTGGAGCTGGAGTTCCACTAGTAACGGCTGCGCCATTACTTGTTGTTAACACGCCGCCACTACCTGTTTTAACAGCGTTCGCCGGCGCATTCATTGTAACACCGTTAACTGTTTGTGTTACTGGCGCACTACCGTCTGCAGGTAATGTAACTTTTTCTGATAAGGCTTGATTGAACCTTTCATTTACTAAATCAATATAGTCGCGTAGTGTTTTCATATTATTTTCCAAAATTTATTTTGCTCATGATGCCCTTCATCATGTCTGCAGGATTCATTTGACCGCCTGGGAATTGTACGTTTTGATTTGGCATTTGTTTCTGAACACCTTGCATCATTCCGCCCATCTTCTTTTGAATTGTTTGACCAATTTTATCGGGATTACTAAAGTCTAAGACTTCGTCACCTTCGGTGTCATCATCTCCAAACTTAGGCAATTTAAATTTCATATTGTTAGCTTGAGCCATTGCATCATTATAGCTAGCTGGCTTGCCGTTGATACTGCCTGATGATGTATTAGTTACTTTAGCGCCGGGCATGCCTTTTAACTGATTGAACATAGCATCGATGTCCATGTTGTCGCCTGGCATTTCTTCATCAACTGGGGTATTTTTAATACCGGACAGTCTAACAATATCGTTGTGTTGTTTAAGATCAGCAGGTGGATCAATTCTATCAATAAATCCAAATGCGGCTTCTAAATCTTGTGGGTCAGCATCTGGAAACTCTTTTTCCAATTTAATCTTTAAACGCTCTCCACCAATTGTAATGTTACGTTCTTCTCTATTAAAGAAGCCGCTCATGAATTGCTTCATAGCTTTTAAGTCACTACCGTTATTGTCAAAGCCGCATTCCATTGGAGTCATGCCACACTCTTCAATTGCATCATGCAATGTCATATGGCGACCGCCAACTGTAAATGTTGTGTCTAACTTCGCGCCCGCATCTTTGGCTCGAGCAATGGCTGCTTGTAAGCCACGATTTCTTAGAGCTTGTACGCGATCTCTTGGATCTTTTGTAGGTTTCTTAAATTTAGGAGCTTCGTGGTCATCAGTATCCCAAGGCGGGCTACTGTCTTCACCTTCTGCTACCGGTGCTGGCTCTTCTTCTGCAGGAGCAGCGGCAACTGGTGCTTCTGGAGCCGCAGGTGCTTCTGGAGCCGCAGGTGCTTCTGGAGCCGCAGGAGGTGTAGCACCTGCCATTGCACCCGGTTCATCACCGTCACCATTGAAATCTACTTTTTCAGCAATGTCAGTTCCGTTTTCTTGATCATACTGTGTTAAAAACGCCTGAATAACTGCTGTCACATCTAAGTCGCTATCGATATTTTTTAATTGACTAGCTAGTGTTTCGTCGTCAATGATACCTTTTAGTGTTTGAATAGCATTTAAGCCATCGCCACCGTTATCTAATTCACCGTTCTTAAAGATTGCATTTAAATCTTCAATTGCTTTTTGTTGTGTAGGTTCGTCATCGCTAAACAAACGGTTTGGTTCATTCTCTTCTTCGCTTACCATGCTGTTAAAGAATTCTTCTAATTCTTGCTCTTCCTGGTCGTAGCCTTCAGTAGTTTCTTCTTCTACTTCCTCAACGTCATCTTCACTTAAAAGATCATCAAAGCCTAATTCTTTAACTGGTAACTCAACATCATCTACTAGTTTATAAATGTATGGAAATACTGATTTTAATTCTTCGTTAAATGTACGAATAGTTAAACGATCAACCCAGTCTGACATTACATCTTCTGGAATCACGCGAACATCTTGTTCTTCAAATGCTTCTGCAAATTGTTGATAGTATGTTGGACGTTGTAACTGATGAATTTCTTTTTTAACAACTTCAATACGTTCCATTACTTTGCTAGTAATATCGCCCATTGCTTCTGATAGTTGATCTTGTCGGCCTACATAATTTTTAAACTTGCGTAGACTTGCTAATTCTTCACTTAGACCAATAATATGTTTACCAATGCCATCGTATGGAATGCCACCGTGTTTGATATGCTCTGCTAATGCACGAGCACCGTTGATACTTTTTGTTGGGTATTTAAAGCGTTCACCGGCAGCATTTTCAATATAAATGCATTCAATGTGCATTGTTCTGCCAGCGGCTAGATCTGTGTTCACAGGTTGATTATGTTTGATAATCAATCTAGCTTCTCCTAGATCTTGGTAACTGACTCGTGCAGTTCCAAATAACTTACTTTCCATCATGTTACCATCTCCACGTTTTGCAAGAAACTGATAGTCTCTTTTATCCAAGTTGCTTTTGCCCATATTAGTAGCGTCAAATTTTAAAAGTCTGTCCTTAGCAAATGACCTAAAAGATTTGATCCATTCGTAAGCATTGTGATGTGTAGACTGTGTTCTATCATCTGTTAGATCGCCGCTAACATTTATAACTAATCCGTCCTTTTGATCAAGGGTCATAGTTATAGAGCCCATAGGGCGACCACCTTCTGAATATTCAAATTCAAAGAATCGAGCACGTGGAATATCTTCCTTTTTGCTCAATACGTTGTCTTCCTCATCTGATAGTTTTATCGATGGGAAACGTGTTTGTATTTTTCCGTACAGCTCGGTAGCAATGTTATCTAAATTAGCGTCCATGTTATATTTATCAGATGTTAGAGGAAACAAATATGGGCAGCGGTGGCTCCCAATCTTCCTCAAAAGTGTCTTTACTACTTAGTAAATCCATAACTCTAGGATCCCAATCAGCTAAGACTGTGCTCATCCTAATTACTAGCAATAGTGCAGATACAAGGTCGTCAGTCTGCCCGCTTTTTGCTTTAAAACTTGTTCCAGCGGCAATAAATGTTTTTAATTCACTTAGCAATGCTCGGCTGTTTAAGGTAATTTTATCAGTTTCTATGAGATATTTTAGGCGAGCGCAAGCTGAAATTTTGCTGTTAAATGTAGTGTTAAATCCCTTACGGAATTTGCGAACATGCCCTTTACGCACTGGCTCGCTAACAAAAAGTCCCGGGAATGTTTCTTCACCTAGGTCTCTAATTACAACTAATCCTGCTTCACCTACTGTGTTATTTTCAATGGACCAGTAAATATTGTTGGTATTTTCTTGCCCTATAGTGTCTTGTATATAATGCAGTATATCACGCATTATTTTAATTTGCCCTTGAATAGCAGTAATATTGTGCTGCCATTCTGCAACTTGAATCATACTAGGCAATTCAAAAACTTGGATGGCAGCATAGTCGCCTCCTGTGCCTAAACTAGGATCAAGACTTGCAATATACAAACTATCTGGGTTAGGTTGCTTAAACCAACGTACTTGCCCCATTCGACTTACGGGTTCTTTTCCAACAAGCTCAGATAATTTAATACTGTTAATAAGTGTTTCGTCGTAGACTAGAAACTCGCAACCGTACTCGCGTCGGAATCGTTCTTCACCAATACGTCCAGTCTCTGTTATCTTCCATTGTTCGTCTCGATCAGGGTGATCACTCCATTCTGACCGATATCCGTGAAATCCGTTGATGCCAATATGGTCGTCTTTCTCGTTACCATACTCGTCAAAAGTATTTTGACTTTCTTTCCATATGATAGCAAACTCGTCTTCATCGCTGTTAGGCGTTGAAGTAATAATTGCACGTCCACCAGTTGCTAGTGTCGGGGAAATTGAAGTCCAAAACTCTGTTGCGATGTTAGGTTGCACAAATGCAAACTCATCGCAATACAATAAGGATATTGACATACCACGACCAGTATTACCGGTAGTAGTAGCTGATACAATGCGTGATCCATTTTCAAACTCTATTGAGCCCTTGTTATAGTTTGTTACGCCTGCTCTAATATGATCAGGACATAATTCGTATCCATAGCGGATACGTTGCATAATTTCTTGTGAACCTGTGTATTTGTGCGCGGCAACTAGAATAGTTTGGTCTGGATGAAACATTGCAAACCACAATAAGTATCCTGATGCACACGTCGTCTTTCCGCTTTGTCGCGGCATCATGTTTACATTGAATCGATAGTTATGATAGGAATCTAACAACCCAACTTGGTACTCGTAAGGTTCAAATTTTACCTTACCTTTAACTGGATGTTGTATGTAAAAGAAGTTTCTTACAAAATACAAGTAACCTGTTTCAGGGTCAGCACACATCAATAGATCGCGAACTTGATCTTCTGTGAATCTTTCTTTACTGTGCGCCTTTTTGGTTAGGACGCCGTCTAAACTTTTTGCCATAAACTTATTTACATAAAAAAACCACCCCGAAGGGTGGTTTTGGTAGGGTCTTAATCACCCTAACTGCACTGGTATCTTAATCTTTTAAACGGCCATCTTTTTCTGCTGACTTTAGCATGTCGATACGATCTTTGTATCCTGCGGTGCCTGCTTTAATATCCTTACCTGCTTTCTTTTCGCCTGCTGTAGGATTTTTAATGTGCTTCATCGTAGTTTTTTCTTGATGGCTTTCTTTAATTTCTTGATATAAACGATCTAGTTGAGACTTTAATGACTCCATAGCCATTGGGTTGCCGCCACCGTTTACCTTAGGCGCTTCTTGTCCTTTACTAGACAAATCATTACCAGTTGGCATGACTGCATCAATAGGCTGAACTTCTGTTTCAGGTTCATTTGCGTATACTTCATCAAATGGATGCTCCATATCTTCTATATCTGAGCCTATTACAATTTCTGCGCCTGAGTCGCCAGGTCCGTCTTCAATATTCTTTAAAATGTCCATTAGGTCTTTGATGCCGCCTTTGCCTGAACCGTTCATACTGATATTCATTGTAACTGAATCTGCCTGATCTGAATGTGCCATTGCGCCCGGCATTGGCATGTCGCCGCATTCATCCATTAAACTTTCTGATAATAAATCTAAGCCTAAATCTTTTCTTAATTGTGCAACTTCGTCAAGTGGTTGTTCAACTTCTTCAGCCGCTTCGTTACTTGCCGGTGCTGGGTAGTACATGCCGTCTTTACCTAACTCAACACTAACTGCTCCAAGTCCACGAATACCAATTACAGCAGCCGGAACTTTAATAATTTCGCCACCGCCTGGTGCAGATTTATCACGTCCTGCAAATTTGTACACAACCCCATCGATGTCAATTGTATATGGCTCTGGACCGTTTTTAAATCTTGGATCAAAACGCTTACCTAATGGAACTACAGCTGGTGCATCTGTTGGTGCTGCCGGTGCTGATTGCGGTTCAATTGGTTTACCTGTCAGACGATTGATTCCTGGGGGAGTCGGTTCGTCACCTACTACACGTTCGTACATAGGAGCCGATCTATCAATCTCGGCAATTTTTTTATACATGTCTATAAAGTTCATATTATTTTCCTGTTGGCAGTTTATCGGCTAACAATTGATCATTGTAACCTTTAACTTGTGTGCCGTTATGTTTAGTCTTTGACAATCCTTTTAAGAAACTGTCAACGTGCTTTTGTCCAACAGTATTTTGAGCTGAACTGTCAGTATCGTAATCTTTACCTAGTAGTGATTCACCTTTAGGATTTTGAAATGTACTATCATTAATCTCGCGCTCACGTAAATCATATGGAGTTAATACACGAATGCGATCGTTTGCAATTTTTAACTGTTCTGCAATGTAAGCGGCTAATGCAACTGATGTTGTTGGATATTTTACTTTAACATCAAACATGTTTACTTCAGAAAATTTCTGATTTGGAAAATCTAAAGGACTCTCTTGAATAGGTGTGCGCTTGCCTGCTGAAACAGATTCGCAGCCAAATTTTTCTAAGGCCATTTTCATAGTCTTGGCGCAATCTTTAGGGCAGTCGCCAGCAATCTTTACTTTGTACTCGTAAACTTGCTTGCTTTCTTGTAAGTAGTCTTTAAAACTTTTCATAGTTGTATCCATATTATGTATTTATTTCATACTCTTCAATTTTTCCAGTAGACTATTACGATCAGTAATAATCACACCGTCGCCTTGAAGAGTAACACTATCGTCGGCACTGTTAGCATCTTGATCTAACTTTTGTTTTTTCAATTGCAACTCAATTATCTTGAGTTTTTTGTCAATTTTAGCTGATTTTGCATCGATTGCATTTTTAAGCATACTAGCCGCAACTTCAAATATTCTACTGCTATAACGTGCTTCAACGTTCATGCCTAAGTCAATTAAATCGTCATATGCATCTGTAGCACGTTGAGCAAGGGCATCAAATTCTGCATCACTTGCATCGCCTAATCCCTTTACAGCTGGCAATGCAGACGAAATTTTGTCAAATTCTGCCATGTCGCGAAGGAATGGTGCGGCGTCTGCTTTAGCCTGCACTTTCTCGTCAGTCTTGACTATTTTTTTGCTTTCGGGCAAATTTAAAAGTTCTTCAAGTTTTTTAGTCATACAATACTTATCCAGGTTTGCCATTGTGGAATAAATCATTTTCGTTCAAAATACGAAATTTTATCCCCTGTTGCTTGCACCAAATATTGGCTGCGGCCCACTTAGCTTGATTCTTTATAAACTGTGCTTGATTGTATTTGTTCTTGCCCACACGCTCTAATATTTGCTGACTTGCTGGTTTTATTTCAATAAGTTCAACCATCATCTTATTATTTTTGTCTACATACTGAATAAAGAAATCTGGAACATAGACTGTTTGTCTGCCAGTTAGCGGGTCTCTATATGGTATTTGTATTGCTTCGCTGGCCCATTTTTGTACACTAGGATTAGTGTCACAAAATTTCATAAAACTCCACTCCCAACTGGATCTGTATGTTGGAACTTTGTTACCAACATACTTTTCGGGCTGGGTCATGACAAATTTGCCACGTGCAAATTTGCTGGCCATATTATACTAGGATGTTTCTAGATTCGTAAGAATCAGCAACTGTTGCAACTCTATAACCTAAAACACTAACCTTTTCTCTGTAGGCATTTAATACCTGTGCAACTACCTGACTCAGTTGTACATCAGTCAAGGCCTTTAATGTATCTAATAATGTAAACACATTTACGTTGTCAATCCTTGCTTGATTTAACAATACAATACTTGTACTTCTAGCACTGTCTTGATCAAACCCACGTTTCAAAAAGAATCCTAATACTGCATCAATTTGGTTACTAGGAAAACTAACTTCGTGAACAAAAAATTTGTCAAAGAATTGTTTAACGTCGCCTGTGCTGTCTACTGCTTGTGTTGAAGGTAAGTTGCTCATATTTTTATGCTATAATAACGGTGTTGTTATTTCCAACTATATTTACTTGAGTAGCAACTACTGTGGTATTATTTGCAGAAACTCTTGGAAACACAGTGCCTTGCACACCGCCTGCAGGAACTGTTCCTGTTGAGCCAATAGTACGACTAGATGCAATACCAGCTTGCCCACCGTTAGATAGACCTTGATTATTCTGATAGTTATTGATTGTACTTACTGTATTATTTAAAGTTTGTGCGGTTACTGCTGTAGAATCAGTTGTCATTACACTAGTAGTTGGGATTGTAATTCCCGGTGGTAATGTTAGTGGACTTGGAGTTTGATCGTAATGCTCTCCTCCGAATCCTTCAGGAGTATCACCTGATATAGTGCCACTGAAATATTGTATAGCTTCGTAGTTTAATGTCATAGAAAACTCGTGAGCAGCCACTTTTGAGTAATCCATAGTTTGATGATCAAAGCTAGCTATCATAGGATTGATTAGCTTGTATGCAAAGTATTCATGGCGTGACAATTGATAGACGGTAATGTGATTAAAGAAATTTACTTCACTTTTATTGTCAAGACCGTACTTATTTGTTGGAGCTCTCTTCATGGCATTTCTACTATATGCACTTCCCGGTGAGCCTGCGCTCGTAGGATCTGCATAGTAATATCCATAGTAGTTTTCCCATAATTTACGAATTAATCCCATATTATCATCATGGAATTTAATTGTACATGGGTCAAATTTATGTCCGGTTTGTACTACTTTTTTTCTGTTGTACTGATGTACTGTTTCAGTAGCTAACTTAATTGATGGCAGTGAAACGCTTTTCACTAACATGTTTATTTCGTTCTTATGTCGCTGAGTAAGTGTTTGATCTTTAACAGCCGCATTGTTTAAACTAAAAACTGTATGGAATAAAAAGTCAAACTTAGGCGCCAACCTAAAATTATCATCTGCAAATAATCTGGCAGCGTGTTGATAATCTCTAGCAGTAGTATCAACGTTTAAGTTGTTATCGCGATAAGCGTTATATGGATTGGACATAGTAATATTTATTTAAAATATTATATGGGTATATAATCAAAAGCCGTAAAAAAAGCCCACGTAGTGAGCTTCTTTTAGTATTATGCTCTTGCGCCGCCGCCAGTAGTAGCAGTACTTGTGCCTCTAGTAGCTTTCTTCATTGCTGAGTTACCTGTTGTTTGAATACAGTTATCAGGTTGAATTGATAGCTTGATCATGGCTGCTTCTTGAGTAGCGTATGAAATAGCATCGTAGTCAACTTGGACAACATAGCAACCATAGCATTCCCATGTTTCTAAGACTACAGCATCTTTACCGTTACCACCGTCTAACATTTCTAGACGCATAGTAAACTTGTAATCGCCGCCTGCGGCTGCTGAAGCTTGCTCTAAGAAGTCAAATTGCTTCTGCATTTGTTCGCCAACTAATTTGCTAACTGATCCAGTTACATCGTCGCGTAAGTCAACAGTAATAGGATCCCAAGTTCCTCTTCCTGCTAAGTGCATTGTGGAGTTATAAACTTCTAATTTAATATCTCCAAACTTTGCTACTGGACGCTTTGACGCGGCAACTTGCTTAGTTAGCTCTGTTGTTGGTGTTGATACACCAAAGTTCTCAAACATGATGCGGAATCTGTATTTGAGTTTTGGCATCAAAATACCTTGTGCGCTAGACGAGCTATCGCTAGCTAAAGGTACTGTGAATTTTGATAATGATCCGATTGACATTTTTTAAGACTCCGTTATATGTTATAGACCTGCAATTTCACCAGTATTTTTCAATCTTAGTGGAATGTAGATGAACTCAACTGCCTTGACTGGCTCGATGGCTACATCAAGATACAATTCACTGCGATCGATTCTTGCTGGTGTGTTATTACTTGTATCGCAAACTACAATGTAGTCATACAATGCACGTTGTCCTACTAGCTCTAACAATAGGCTTTCTGCCGCGCCCTTCAATTCGTCTCGTGTAATCTTGTCGTTTGGTTCAAACACATATGGTTTTGCCAATTGTGTAAACTGTCTACGTAAGTAAATCACTAGACGTGCTACGTTGATACGATCTAACGAGCTTGCGTTTCTTGCTCTGGTGTATTGACCATAGTTTACAAGACCTGTTCCTGTAATAAAGGTCAATGGGTTTACCTTGACTTGAGCAAGTGTATCGCGCTGTCCAGTGTTTAATGCTACTGACTGGAATTCGCCTTCACTTGTAATGTAACCAACTGCTGTTGCGTTAGTAATGCCACCGCGGCGTGTACCAGCTGGTGCAAACCATGGATAAGCTACTTGGTCATTCAATGCAATTGTACGCAACATCATGTGACTTGGAGGAACAACTACGTTGTTACCGATGTTGTCACTAGTGTATCCCCATGGATAAAACACTGCCATGTATTCATCGCTTGAAACTAAACCGTCATCATTATCTTCTAATGCGCCGGCTTGATTAGTACCCCAGTTCAATAGTGATGTTGCATCAGGTGTCAATCTTGGAGGTGTATCACCTACGATGAACGCTGTTAAACCACGATCGTAGTTCAAGCTGATCATTTCACCAATTAGCTCTGGATATCCTGGGCAAGCAAGTAGGTTAAAAATACGTGCTTCTTCGTCACGAATTTGTTGGTTAGCATTTACCAAGGCTTGTAGTTTTTGTACTACAACCTTACGTTGTGCCTTGCGACCAAATGTTCCTGCACCGTTTTCTTGATTGCCAGCTTCTGACAACCAACGATGTGGATAATAACTTGTCATCAATTCGTCGTTGCTTGATCTGTGGTTACGTGCTGTAACATCAACATAGTCACGTACAAAACGTTTTACGTTGAAACCACTACGGCGTAAGTTCCATAACAACATACCTTTTGGATATAGTGCTGGATCCGGTGCATCAAAGTCTAAGAAATCGCTTTCTAATAATTCTGCAATAGTGCTAGGTGTTGCTACTAAACCTGTAGTATTCCAACGTGCATCACGGAATAAAATTCCGTTTTCAGTTGACTGGTCACTGCTATCAACTAATACCCACTTTTGTGTAGCATAGTTGAATTTGTAAACCATTGGAAAGTTTTCTAAGTCACTAGTGTCAATCCACAAATCACCGTTAGCTAATGCTGTATCGTCTGACTGTGTTGTCGGTGCAGTTGCACTTACAATTGGACCAGCTGGATCAGTAGTAGTACCGCCACCTGCATTTTGCGTGTATTGTAGGTAACCAACCCAACGTTCGCCGTTGTGTACCATAATATCAACTTCGTCAATAATAGAATTATACCATAGTTGACCATCTGCTGTTAAACTTGTTGGGGCGTCTGCACCTGAAGTATAGCTTAATGTTTTCCATAACGTAGCTACAAAGTTGCCGCTAACTTCGTCTGGATTTTGATATAAGTTTGGTGTATTTACTGAGAAGCCTGCATCACGGAACGCACTAGCTGTACCGTCATTAATGTAAATTTCGCCGCCTTGCATATGCTGAATAACAATTCGGTTAGCACTATCAACGCTAGCAACAACACTTGAAGTAATTGGGTAGAAAACTGCGTCTACAGTATAACCAGCACCTGCCATTGCGGCATTAATTGCGGCAGCAACTAAATCTGCATCAGTAGATTCTGAATCTGTAGTAAACGAAACTGTAATAGCATCGCTTAACATTGTTTCGCCCTTCATGCTTTCGCGAATTGTGAAAGATCCTGCTGTAGCTTGGAATGTTGAACCGTCTACAATTGAAGAAACAATTTTTGTTTCACCGGCTGCAATTCTTCTGTATACTTTAAAGTTAGCTTCAATGTCAGCGCCTGTTAGTTCAGCATCATTAAATTTAGCATACAATGTGCCTGCACCTAAGTTGATACCACCACCGCCTGCATCTAAACCTGATAGTGCAGAGTGTCCATTTTGGTATAAGTTACAGCTAATTTCTTCCCAGGCTGCGGTCGAGTCGTTGTAACGCTTAACTCTTACGCTAGCACCTTTGTTTGGCTCAGTTGTCTTAAACCATACAGATCCCGTTGGACGTGGACTTGCGTCAGTTGATTTGAATAACGGAACACTAGTGTGTGCTGAAATTTGTAATTTTGGAGCTTTATATGTACCTGCTTTGATACCGATTGCGCTTGCATCTGCACTAACGCCAGTTAGTGTTCCAGAAATTGCTAGCGAGTCAACATCGCCGTTTAGGTATAATTCTAATTTGCCGTTTACTTTAGCGGCAGTAACACCCGTTACTGTTGAACCGATTGCTGTAACTAGCCCGTCAAGAGTTAATGTTCCAGTATCGATGTTTACAGTATTGATAGTCAACATATGTTCGCCAACACCGGCTGCGGAAATTGTTGGGTTTGTCTTAGTACCAGTTACTGCTGGCCAAGCCTTAGCCCAATCATTGCTACCTACTTGTTTCCAAGCACCTGCACGGTTTTTAAAGAATAACTTGTTTAAAGTTGTTGTTGCAACGATTGCATAATCGCCTGCGGAACCAACTGATGACTTAGGAGCACCGTCTACAACTTTAGTTACATCAGTGATAACGATTGGAGTTTTAGCAACAAAAGATTGACCGTTAGTAATGCTTGCATCTGCTGAATTCCATTCAAAGATACCATATGATGTACTAGCTGTATCAAACCAATATGTTCCATTTGCTGGTAGTCCAGCTGGAGCATCTGCTGAAGCATCTAATTGTTTTACATCAAGGTCTGCACGAACAACAAATGCTCGGTTGCTTACGCCTAGATATGAATATGCTGTTTGCAATCCGTATTCGTTCTGTTCTCCAGCGTGAATAGGATTGTTGTTTGCGTCTGTTTTGAAAATTGGTGTTCCAAAAGTATCAGCAAGATCTTTCTGGCTAGTAAGTAAGTATACTTGACCAGCGTTAGCTTTAATAGTACCTGGAGCAATGCCAGTGCCTGAGCCGTTTTGCTTATTCTCTTCGGAAGCAACAATAATTAAAGGTGTTGTACCTGCGGCAGCTGGAGTATAGAAACTTTCGTCTATAACTGATACGCTTACGCCTGGTGAACTTAGTTGAGCCATTTTTTATAATCTCCATGAGTACATGTTCTATATGTATTTATGGTGATTTGAATTTTTAGGCTACTTATACCAACTGAAAAAGGGGGTAAAAAGGCTTAAATAATCGTATGAGACCACTTTGTTCATGCGGATTACGCCCTTGTGCTATAAATTATCACAAAGGTAAGAAAACTTATTACAGAAAGCTGTGTGAAGCTTGTTTATACGATGGCGACAGCGCAGGATCGCCTAGGTGGTTTCGCGCCGGCTATAAAATAAAAAACACCTGCGACAAATGCGGATTTAAAAGCCCACATAAGGAGGTGTTTGCGGTGTTTCATGTTGACGGAGATTTAAACAATTGCCGTCATACAAATCTTAAGACAGTGTGTGCAAATTGTCAGCGGGTTCTACATAAGGATGGGATTCGCTGGAAACAGGGTGACCTTGTACCAGATCTTTAACCTTTGACATTAGGTCATCAATGGTGCCATCGTTAGTTAGAACTGCATCAAACTTGGTTCCTACCCATGCAGTTTCGCTAGCATGAATGCCAAGTTTTTGCATACGTACTTTAGCAGTCATATAGTTCATACAGCGATCGCCTGCGTTCATATCTGCGGCATCATTATACCACTCGGGCTCATTGCCACGCTTTACACGAATAACAATTCCGCCAGCATCTTTGATTGACTTAATCTCATTAGGAAAACGACAGTCACTAATAACAATATCGTCCTTGCTTGTTCGGAGTTTATTTTCTAGGCTTGCAATCCAAATATCGTCATGGAATGCTTTGCGGCATACTTCTGTGCCCCAGTATTGCAGGACCCAACGTGGGGTTAAGTTAGGCATGTTTAAGCGTTCTGCCCACCACGGATCTACTTGCTCTCGCCATGCACGAGCTTGTGTAGTACGGCCTTCTAGCATAGTACGATCCCATCCAAACACATATGCTACTGCGTCTTTTAGACTATTTGCAAACGATTCTCGTCGGTATCCGTGGAAGTTAGTCAAGTAATCTGCAATGGTATCTTTGCCCGAACCAATAAACCCACATACACCTATAATCATAGCGAATCTCCTAAAGTATCGCTAGTATATAACAGATTTATTACAAGGTCAAATTATTTGTTAGCCAATGATAAATGTATAGCCCGTTCCGCCTGCTACGTAAGTATCCAATTCTTTATCCAGGGCAACTAGCTCTTCTTTGCCACTCGATTTCAAATCAGCACCGTTCATAGTGATCGAACTGCCAGGGCCTGCGATGCTAGCAAACTTGCTACGAGCTTCGCCTAACATGATTTTACAGACTGCTAAGGTATAGTCTTTTAGCCATTGCTTTGCATAGGTATCCTGCAACAACACGTAGTCAGGTCTAAAATTCTGGCAACGTATTAAGATTTGCTCGCCATCTGCAAACGGTCTTTGTAAAATATTCAATATGTGACTAGTAGGTTTCCAGCTAAATTCAATAAAGCTACCAAACATTCTACCTACTAATTTTTGATATCCTGCATACATTTCATATGTTGCCAGGCCGCCCATCATGCTTGAACTTAGCAAATAGGTATTAGTATAGGCCAAGTTAAATGGTTCAAATAACGTACCGCCGGCACCCATGCCAGAACGTGAGCCTATGGCCCTGCGGAATACACTTTGTACAGCAATAACTTCGTCAGGTAATCTATATTCATTAGTATCCTGAATTAGCTCTAAAAACATATAGCTTTCTTCTACAGCATTAGGACTTTTTTGACGGTATCTGTTTAATGCACGATCTAGTGCAGTTTCGTAATGAATAGGGTCTAGTTCGACTTCAACCATGCCATCGCCCAACATGGTTCGTACATATTCGAACGCTTTATTGCGTTCTTGTAGGGCTGTTGATTGCCCTGGGTCTGATGGATAAGTGTCTGACATATTAGTTCTCCACTCATATTTATCTTACGATAAATATCATTATGCCGCGATTATCCTTATACAAACCCGAACGAGGGCAAGATTACAAGTTTATAGACCGCCAAATTTCTGAGATGTTTCAGGTTGGTGGTACAGACGTGTATCTGCACAAATACCTTGGTCCGTCAAACCCTGACCAAGCAACTGCAACTGCTGATCAACCACACTATACGAATGGTGTAGCTGTGACAAATATCCAAGATTTGCTGTTGTTAGAAAATAGAGATCGCAAGTATGATCCGTCAATTTATAAAATCCGCGGATTATATAATGTACAAAATATTGACTTCAACCTAAGTCAATTTGGTCTGTTCATCGATAATGATACCTTGTTCATGACTGTACATATTAACGATTTTATCACATACATTGGACGTAAACCACTTAGTGGTGATGTAATAGAACTGCCGCATTTGCGTGATGAGTTTGCCTTAAATGATTTTGACTTTAGCTTGCCTCGTTACTATGTAATTGAAGATGTAGGTCGTGCTAGTGAAGGATTCTCAGTAACCTGGTACCCGCACTTGTACAGATTAAAACTTAAAAAGATCACTGACAATCAACAATTTGCAGATATTCTTGATCAACCTGCCAATGAAAATAGCAATGTGACCTTGCGTGAATTGTTGAGTACTGCTAACAAAGAATTAGAAATCAATGATAGCGTGTTGGCACAGGCTGAAGCCGATTCTCCGTTAAGCGGATTTGAAACTAGACAGTTTTATACTCTAGCAGTTGATCCAACTAACGGTCAAACACTATTACAAACTGCCGATGAGACAGTTCTTGATGCAAGTAACATTACAAATAATACTGCCGAGGTAAACAACCGAGCCAAGCGTTCTGGATACTCTGGTTACTTGCTGGGCGATGGTTATCCACCAAACGGCGTAGACTTTGGGCATGGCATTCAGTTCCCCCAACTGCCTGCAGAAGATGATTTCTTTTTGCGCACTGATATGATGCCTAACCGATTATATAGGTATGATGGTGCTCGTTGGGTTAAAGTTGAAGACAAGATTCGTCACACTCTTACTAATAGTGACACACGTCAGACTCTCAAGACTGGATTTATTAATAATAAAAATATTACTGGAACTACTATTGTGCATGAAGGAGTTGATATTCCAACTGCATCTACTACTGTTATTCAAACTGCCATTACTTACACCGCAGGTATGGGTGCTAAGGTAATGATCGGAGACGAGCTAGTAACTACAAGTACTGTTACTAGCGGTACAGGCGGCAATGCTAAAATTACTTTAAGTTCATCTGCTCCGGCATCAAGTACCGTGGCATGGACGTTATACAAGTCATTCATTGATCAGCGAAGTAGTGTTAGTAAGGCACTTAAACCAAAGGCAGATTTATAATGTTGCATTTTTACGACGGTCAGATTCGAAGATATCTGCTACAAACAATCAGAGTACTCAGTAACTTTACAGTTAAGTATGGTGATGGCAGATTGGTACGCATACCGGTAGTCTATGGTGACGCTGATAGACAAGCTGCCTCAATTATGAGACAGAACAGTGAGAATAAAATAAATTCCACTCCTCGAATTTCTGTCTATATCAACGGTCTAACCATGGATACTAGTCGTCTTGCAGACTCAACCTATATTGGTAAGACGCATGTGAGAGAACGTGCTATTGACGAAGCAACCGGCGAGTACACTACAGGACAAGGTGCTAACTATACAGTTGAAAGATTGATGCCAACACCTTTCAAACTAACAATGAAATGTGACCTATGGTCAGCAAACACTGACCAGAAATTACAAATTCTTGAACAAATTTTAGTTTTATTCAATCCAACATTGGAATTACAAACTACAGACAACTACATTGACTGGACCAGTCTAACTACTTTAGAAATTAAAGACTTAGTCTGGAGTTCGCGTAGTGTTCCGGTTGGGGCAGACTCTCCTATTGACATTGCTACACTAACATTTGAAACACCAATCTGGTTAAACCCACCTGTAAAAATCAAACAGATGGGAGTTATTACACAAATTATTACCAGTATGCAAACTGGCATTACTCCTCCCGAAGCAACTTACATCGACGGCCTCGGTACTGACCCGATTGCCGATGGCGCAAAAGAAGGCATCACCACAGTTGCAATTTTTTATGCAAACGTATCTGGATACGGTGTTCAAGTTTATAACGGACAAGCAAGACTATTAGGAAGAACTGAGCCTTTTACAGATCGAGATGACCCGTTAGCTATTCATATGAAAATTGGTCCTGAAGTAAATTGGAATGCAATCTTTGATCAGTATCCTGGACAATACAAAGCGGGCTATACACAAATTTTCTTAAAGCAACCTAATGGCAACGAAGTCATAGGTTCAGTTGCGCTTCATCCCGATGACAATACTCTATTGATTATAAACTGGGACTCTGATACATATCCTAGCGACTCTGATCTAAATGCTAGCGGACCACGTAGTGCAAGCCCCGGTACATTTGATGCTATTATAAATCCACTAACTTTTAATCCTAAGCGTCCAAATAAGGAAGGTAGCGATCAACCTGTAACAGCAGGTCGCCGTTATCTAATCATTGAAAATATTGGTGATTTGGACAACGAAGACGGTCCAGACGGTTGGAAATCAACAAGTGGCGTAGACTTTGTAGCCAAAGAAAACGACATTGTAGAGTGGACAGGATCTGCTTGGTCTGTAATCTTTAATGCCGCTCAGAGTGAAGACACTCTCATCTATCAAACGAATATATACACTGGAGTACAATACAAGTGGGATGGTCTAGCATGGACCAAATCATTTGAAGGTGAATATAGAGAAGGTGGATGGAGACTAAGACTATAACAGAAATCGTGTGTAGTGGCGCATTGATATACGCCAAAAATACTCGCAGGTTTTTATTATTACAAAAAGCAGAAGGCAAACATGCTGGAACTTGGGGTCTGGTCGGCGGGACTAACAACGAAGGTGAAACTGCTTGGCAAGGTCTGCAACGTGAAATTATTGAAGAAATTGGTAATAATTTCACAATCTTAAAGACAATCCCTATTGAAACATTTGTCAGTAATGATGCTGTGTTTAATTTCCATACCTATCTCTGCTTAGTTGATAACGAGTTTGTACCAGTACTAAGTAACGAGCACGTTGGTTGGGCATGGGCAACTATTGATAATGCTCCTAAACCCTTACACCAAGGGCTTCGTAGCAGTTTTGCTAATAAAACTGTAAGAACAAAGTTACAAACACTGTTCGATGTTATGGATTTAATCTAGAACTTTAAAACCAAATAAGTTACCAAGATAACGCATAAATATCATTAACTAGTGTGATATAAGGAATATTTATGAAATCAGGATTAATGGCGGCTAGACGACTTTTACCAGGGTTAACTCAGCCGGTATATAGAAATACGTCAGACGATTTTCAAATTGTAACAGTTAATTTTTGTAATGTTGGAACAAGCGTAGCTTCTGTAGCTATAGCTATTGCAGACGGAGAGGATCCAGATCCACTAGATCGTGATTACATCGAATGGGGTACTACTGTTATTCCAAAGGCATCGTTTGATAGAACACAAATCATGTTAGGAGCAGGTTCTTGGGTAGTAGCTACTTGTAACGTCAGCGATGTCAATGTACAAGTTATGGGTTGGGGTAATGCTGAATTTACCCCAGAGGTACCTGCTGATACTGTGCCGGACGGTCTTACTCGATTGACCGCAGGATCAAGTGCCGCTCAGATTAAAGCTACTACTGGTACAATTACAGATGGCGTATATTGGATTAAACCAAGTCCGATGGCACCGGCCCAACAAGTTTATTGCATCATGGATCCGGCGTGGGACGGCGGTGGGTGGATGATAGTTGCCAATAACTCTGCAGTTAATCCTGTTTATAGCTCTGCTCACATACCTAGACTAACAGGTCGTAGTGCGTATGTAGGGTCAAGCGGTGCTAATAGTTATAGCTCATCTAATAATTTTTCAATCAATGTGCTAGGAATGCCTATTAGCAAAATTGCCTGGTGTGCGTTTGCTTCAAATGACTGGAAAAATATTTACACATATTCTTACGGTACGTTTAATACTCCGACATATATCCCCGACTCTCAAGTGTACACTCGTGTATTTGACAACTATCATCAAACACTGCCGTGGTTAAGCGGCTTTGATGTCAGGGTCAGGCCCGCATGGAATGTAATACCTACAAACGATAACACTGCTTTTTCCGTTATAGCATTATATAATGGTAATATAGGATCGCAGATAAACACAGGAGGTAGCTATTATCCAGTTCAAGTATTATCTAAAAATAATCTTAGTACTACATATCCACTAACGTCAAATAACAGTAACAATTTTGGTATGACTGGTGATCTTAGCTGGGCCGATCAAGCAACTACCAATGGCCTTACTACTAACATATATGGCTGGGATGATTATCAAGACGGGAATGGTTTGAGTGATGCCTGGGGAGTTCCTTCAGGAGCAAACTACGGTCGTGGGTTGCCTTCATACATCATGGTGAAATAATATGAGCCAGCAAATATATGTTATTATGGCGTTTAGTCGAACGCTAAATCAAACACAACGCATAATGGATCAAGATAGTTTGCAAGGACGTCATACCACAAATAAGAAACTTGCCCAACAAAAAGCCGATGCTTTTGCAGGCGATTTAAATAGAATTCGAAAACTGAGTACTACTGACTGGGTTGGAAAAATTGAATTGATCACAGTTATGGGCTAGCATATAGTTTCATAACCTTAGCGGGTTAAAAAACTCCTGTATAAATATCTTAGAATTAATACAGGAGTTTTTTTATGATTTTGCGGCCAGTACACGATAGAATTTTAGTTAAAAAAGATAGCCCAGATACATTATCTAGAGGTGGCATTGTTATACCAGATGCGGCGGCAGAAGTGTCAACCCGTGGAACTGTTGTAGCAGTCGGGCCAGGAAAGTATTCTGAAAAAACGGCAGTTCTTATACCTATGACTGTTAAAGTTGGCGATCGAGTACTTATGCATTCGGCAGCTGGTTCAAAAGTAGTTGTAGGCGGAGAGATATATCACTGTTTGCCTGAACTTGACGTTTGGTGTGTGATTGATCCAGATTGATAATGAATTCTGATTTACAAAAAGACAACTATTTTGTTGTGGAAGATTTTTTACATCCCGTAGCAGCCAATTTTGTTGCTTCGGAATTTAAAAAACAATGTATTAGTAATTTTGCTAAAGCAGATCCACAGGTTGCTGGCTCGCCGGCGTTGTATAATAGTCCTATAGTAAATCAATTGCTAATTTCAAAGATTTTTTATATGAATGACCTAGTGGGGGAAAGATTATATCCTACCTATTGCTATGGTAGATGGTATAAACGAGGCGCCGAGTTAAAATCTCATATCGATGCTGAGGCTTGTGAAATTAGTGTAAGTGTGAATCTTGCAGGAGATAAATGGCCTATACATTTCACTAGACCCGATGGCACTACAGCCGCTGTTTCATTAAACCCTGGAGATGCTGTAGTTTACAAAGGTGCTAAATCTTACCACTGGCGTGACTCGTTTCAAGGAAATGAGTGTATTCAAGTTTTCTTACACTATGTAACTATATCTGGCCCAAACTACCTACATGCATTTGATTTGCAACGTAATCCAAAAGGAATGGTATGATGCAAGCAGTAAACAAAATGCCTGTTTACAATTTAGACAAAACAACTCACCCGCTAGCAGGATCAGTTATTTGTAAAAATAATTTCTTCAATAACCCTGATAAAGTTTTAGCACTGTCTAAAAAACAAACATACGAAAAATCAGAGAGATATCCCGGAAAACGTACTATTAATCTACTAGAATCTTTTGATCCAGAAACTAAAGAATTTGCAGTATTTTTTGCTAAAAAACTTGCACGAGAAGTATTTCCTGGAATTTCACAATTTGTAATACACATAAGTTTTCATATCAATGAATTATATTCCGACAATGAAGCAAACATTGGATGGATACATAATGACGATGTTACACTAGCCGGGCTAGTGTATTTAAATCCCAACGAAACTAATTTTGACAGCGGCACTTCTATCTTTTTAAAGAAAGGAGAAGAAAATTTTGCCATACCTGACTTTAAATCTAGGAAAGAGTTTAACACTACTAGCGTAGTAACAGACGAATACAAACGCGATTTAAAAAACAATCATTCTCACTTTGAAGAAACTATAAGAATGGGCAATGTTTATAATAGATTAATTGCTTATGATTCTAATCTATGGCACAGACCAAACACTTTTAAGGTAACAGTATCCGAACCACGTACTGCACTACTATTCTTTATTGATCGATATGAGTTTGAACAGCCGATCATTGATAATTTTTCCAAATGGGTAGACTGACATGTCAATAACTCCTGTCCCGCTGTTTCCGGTTAACTTGGTCAAGTTAAAAGTGCGCAATCACGATAAGATTAAAAAGTATCTTATGGATAATGTGTATCCGCAATATGTTAGGAATGGCGTTAATGACACTGTGACTAATGCCTATACAGATTACGTTCCAGGGGCTCACAAGATACCGTGGATGATGTTGTCAAAATTTTACGAAGATGATATTCGAGAATTTTTAGAATTTACCGGTATTGATTTTTCTAAAGGGTGGACTTTTAAAGTAACCTGCTGGTACGGAATGATGACTAATTCTACTTCTCAATTTCCGCATGATCATACTGGTGGTCCAAAAACAATACAATGGTCTGCGGTACACTACGTAACCCTAGACAACGAAAATTCAGGAACTGTATTTTTAAATCCTAACGCTAGAATGATGAAAAGTGTTATTCCAACAAAAAATAAAAACGAATTGCCTGAAATGTATTGGCCTGATAAAAAACAAATGATGGTAGAGGAAGGTGATTTATTATTTTTCCCTGCATGGCTTGATCACCATACACCTGCGCATACTACAGGCAATTTACGAGTAGTTGTTGCTATGAACGTAATGTTAACGTTTGACAACAGAGAAGGATATTAAATGAACATAGTTGTTGTTGGAGGCGGAACTGCTGGATGGTTAGCCGCATTGTTAATTAGTAAAGTTAAACCGGAACATACTATTACAGTAATTGAATCTTCTGCTATAGGTATTATCGGTGCTGGAGAAGGATCAACCGGATTGCTCACATCAATTTTAAAAAATGAAATGTGGGACTTTGGATGTGATCTATTAGAATTTTTGCAAGAAACTGGGGCTACATTAAAGTATGGTATTCATCACAAAGACTGGAAAACAGTAGGTGAAAGTTATATGGGTCCAATTGGCGGGACTCCTAGCACAGAAAGTGTAGTTGATTATATATTTGCTCACTATCATAGTACTGATCCAAAAAATGTACATCTGAGTTCAGTACTAGGACAAAAAATAGAACGTAACGTTTCTAGTTTTAATAAAAAAACACTATCTTTTGATAATGTAGGAACTGCATTACATTTTGATGCACACAACGTCGGCAAGTATTTTAAAAAAGTTGCTATGAAGACTCATAAGGTAACTGTTATGGACGACGAAGTATTAGATGTAAATTTAGATTCTCTAAATGGAAATATAACATCAGTATTGTTAAAGACCGGAACCGTAGTTAAGGGTGACTTTTTTGTTGATGCCAGTGGATTCCGACAGGTGCTTGTAAAAAAATTAGGAACTAAATGGGTAAGTTATCGAAAAAATTTACCTGTAAACTCAGCAATGCCGTTTTTATTACCCTATGAAGAAAATGAGTGTCCAGAATTATATACTACTGCCTGGGCGCAATCGTCCGGGTGGATGTGGCAAATACCAAATCAACAACGCAAAGGTTGCGGATATGTATTTGATGATAATTTTATCAATGCAGATCAAGCACAGGCAGAAATAGAAACTACACTAGGCAGGCCGATTGATCCAATACGAGTATTAAAATTTGATACTGGCAGACTTGAGAATGCCTGGGATAAAAATTGCCTAGCTGTTGGCCTTGCTGCCGCATTTGCAGAGCCACTAGAAGCTACTAGCATACACACTACAATTGCACAACTGTTATCATTTGTTCTTGAATTTTTAAAATCTAATTTAGACGATACATTAAATCCCGGCAGTAGAAATAGTTATAATCGTCGCACTGCTAAATTATACGACACTACTAAAGAATTTCTAATTGCTCACTATATGGGTGGAAGAACTGATAGTGAGTTTTGGAAATATGTTAACTCAGGCGCTACCAAAACAGAATTTGTTGACAATTTACTAACCATGTGTAAGACGCAAATGCCTTCAAACCGAGATCTTGATATCTCATTTGGAGCACCTGACATGGGACTGTGGAGCTATGTACTAGCCGGAACCGGACACATTGCACCAGAAACTTCCTCAAAAATATTTTCTGGAAATACCGTTCCTATCTTAGGGTTAACTGACATGAATGCAGTTATTGCTGGGTATCAAAAAACCGTAGATAATTTGTTACGGGATAATTTAAGTTATGTCGACTTCATTAACTTTTTAAAACAAACTGCTAAACAATCATAATTGCAAAAGACGCTACTGATTCTAGATAATTAGTAGTATGAGCTTTTACGATCTTCCTAACGTAGGTCTATATTTGGATACGTTTAATCCGTTTATATTCCAACGAATAAAACAAGAAACAAATAAGTTCCTTACGGACTTTTCGACAGATCTAAATGAGTCTAAGGATTTATTAAGACTCTATCATAAAAAACAACAAGGCTATTCAACAAATTATAAATTATCAGACGAGTTAGTTTCGTTGATAGATAAAGAAATACTAAAATTATTAGGTATCTACGAAAACAAATATCAATATTTTGACAGATTATTTAATTTTGTAGCAAACGCTGAAAACAAAAAAATTAAATTATCTCTCGAACGAGTATGGGTAAATCTTCAACGGCGCGGTGAGTTCTTGCCGTTACACAACCATAGCGGAATTTATAGTTTTGTGATATGGACTACTATTCCATACACTATGGCCGAGGAAAAAGATAATATTGCTAACCCAGACTTGATTAAAAATCGTACTGCTAATTTCGAGTTTGTGTACGTCGATGCTCTTGGAAAAATTAATAACTATCCCATTCCTGTTGACAAAACACTTGAAGGCAAGATTTGTATATTTCCATCGGAGTTACAGCATCAAGTATATCCGTTTTATAGTACGGATGATGTGAGAATTTCGTTAGCTGGTAATTATAGGTTAGAAATAGAATGAATTTTGAAAAATATGAATTTCAGGGATTTATTGGAATATTTGAAAACTACTTTCAAAACTCATACTTTCAAGATGTTATCAACTACTACGATAAAATAGCCAACTTATCATTGCACCAACAAGATACTGTTCCTAAACACTGGAAGGATGACGAACAGCTTTATATGCTGGATCCAAAAGTGATTAGCACACTACATCCACAATATGTAAATCATTTTCTCGAAGTGTTGTGGCAAAAAATAATGCCCATCTATACTGACAAGTTTAGCATACTCCAAGATAGGTCTTATAAAGTAGAACAGATCAAGATGAAAAAGATTGTTCCAGGAGGCGGCTTTCATCAGTGGCATTATGAAGCACTTGGGGAAGATTCTAAAAGAAGAATTGTAATACAGCTTTACATGAACGATATAGACGACGCAGGCGAAACAGAATTTTTATATCAAAATACTAGAATCGTTCCCAAGAAAAATAAACTGTTAGTATGGCCAGCTGATTGGACTCATACTCACAGGGGAAATCCTCCTATCGGGGATAAAAGCAAATATATATTAACCACATGGTTAATAGAAATAGACGAAGACAAAATTAATAGATGAAGATTAAATTTAACATAGACGATAAGACTGCGTTAGAACACTGGAAGCCGGTGCCTGCCAGAGATTGTTTACCCGAATGGTATGCTAATATGGCTGCGGCCAAAGATACTTATAGTTTTGATGAAAATGCATTAAAAAGTATTCGAGCTTGTATTCCTGTAGAAGATTTTTTAACAGCAGGATATATTCTCAAGGCAACTTACGAAGTTAGAGTAAGTGAAAAGATTGAAAATTTTGTTCCTAAAATGAATATTTTAACTGCTAATACTGTGAATAATAAGATAAATGATTCTAACAAGACTGATGAAATGCAGGGTCTTCATCCTAATAATGCGGTTGGAATTTATGCTGAAAATACATGTCCAATGCGGTCAATAGAAAAGAAACATCTTGGAAATTATTTTAGATTTAATTCTGAGTGGTCTATACAAACCCCACCTGGTTATAGTTGTTTGGTGATACAGCCTTACTACTTATTTCAAAACGAATTTAGCATTCTACCTGCTATCATTGACACTGATAAATTTAATCAAAAAATTCCAGTGGTAGGGTACTTGACTAAATCCAATAGTGAAGTTCGATTCTTTTGTGGTGATCCATTAGTACAGATTATACCATTTAAGCGAGACGACTGGGAATCCGAATTTACTGCAAATACTATATTAGACAAATCAAAATACTATTTGTTTAATGCTTATAAAAAACTATTTCATTCTAAAAAACAATTTAAATGACCAACTTAATAACATTTTCTACTAGTGATTTAGAAGCAATCGAGCTATTTCCACCGGTGCCTGCTGGCAAAGTAATTCCAGAATGGTATAAAGATACACCTATTGAAATTCCAGAAATTGAACCGTATACTAAACCGCATACACCTACAATCAAACGATGTGTGCCAGTGTTAGATTACATGACTACTGGATATGTAATACGTGCAACCTACGAAGTGCAAGTTAAAGAATATATTGATTCAAAATTTATTACAGACTTTGATTATCGATGCCGACACACTGATAAACATGTAGGTAAGCATCCGTGGTATCAGGCGCAATTTAAAGCTGAAGACGATAAAAAACATCACTACCTTAAAATCAATCAACCATGGCATATTAAAACACCGCCTGGTTATAGTTGTATGTTGTTTGATCCTTACTACAGATTTAGAAAAGAATTTTCAATTTTTCCAGGAGTAGTAGATACAGATCAACATAACGAACCTATCGGCCTTGTTAGCTTGATTAAGGAAAAATCATTTACTATATCCCCAGGGGATCCTTTAGTAGTAGTTTTTCCGTTTAAACGAGATGACTGGCAGATGGCTGTTAATCATATCTCAAGTAAAGACGAGTGGACTAGGTCTAGTTATAAGTATCGTCTTAGTACCTACTGGGCAGGGATATATGCTCAATTATTTCACTCTAAAAAAACTTATAGGTAATAATCATGTTTTCATTCTTTTTTAAAAAACCAAAAATTGTTCTTGATTGTTTTACTGCCCATCCTGAGGTAGAAACGCTATTTCCTATTTTATATGCAGAGGAAAGGCTTCCTAGTTTCTGGAAAAATTTACCAACTACTATTAAACATCAAGGTCCTATGCGCGGCACTATGAAAACATGTCCGGGTGTAAGCACACTATATCGAACTGGCTTTATATTGCAAAGTTGGGAAGAATACTGGATCGGGATTGAAGGCGGTATGTTAAAGTGGTTTCCGGAAGAAGAAGCAGAAGGGCATCATCCTAAACAGTGGGGAGACTATCTTAAAGGATTTCATCACGTAAAATTAAATAGTCCGTGGAAAATAAAGGAAAAAACAGGCGTTAATTTTCTTTACACCAATACATTCTGGCACGATGACGAATTTAAACCATTTGTAGTTAACGGCGTAGTTGATTACAAATATCAACATACTACTAGTGTAAACCTGCTAATTCCTAAAACTATGTTTCCTAAAGATATTACAATTCCAGCAGGTAAAGAATTGGCTCATGTGGTCCCGTTGTCAGAATCTGATATAAAGATTTCAATGCATACTGTATCACACGCTGAATTTATTAAACAAGTTGGAATTACTCCATTTACACTCAATGGGCAATACTTTAAACGTAGAAAAATTTTAAAAGATAAAGGACTGTGATATGCCAGTTAAATCGCTATTTCCTATATTGATATACGAACATCAAGGAACAATGCAAGAAATCTTTTTAATACAAGACGAGATTAAAAAAAAGTTACCGTTAATAGAACAGACTGATCATTTTAATAATCCACCAGGATGGGAAGACGGGGTACAAACAAATATTAAAGCTCGTACTAACTCAATTAAAGATTTTGAGCTAAATCATTTAAAAAAATACATCGAAAATCACGTTAAAAAATACATTGATCAGACACAAGCTCGACATCCAGTCCCTGTTGCTTTACGACATAGTTGGTTCAATAAGACTAGCAAGGATCAAGGACAAGATTGGCATCAACATGAAGATGCTTATATCTCTGGTACATACTATTATCAGACTACTGGCAACGATGGTATGTTTATTATGACAAATCCTACACCCTGGATGCGTCAAGAATTATTTCCGTTTGGTAACATAGCTGATAGACAATGTGATATTAAGCCAGCAGTGGGTAAATTATTACTATTCCCTGGCTGGCTACAACACTCTGTAGAAAAAAATAAAACAGATGATACTCGAATTTCTATATCGTTTAATCTTCATAGGGATCTTTGGAGAAACGACGATAGTCAAGATGTAACCTACATCTAAAACACATAACTAAATATTACCAAGTCAATCAAGGACATTGCATGAAAAAACCTATTAAACGTATTATAATTGCCGGCGGTGGCAGTTCTGGCTGGATGAGTGCAGCCATGTTATCAAAACAATTTCCCGACATGGAGATTGCACTAGTTGAGTCGCCTGATGTACCAATTATTGGTGTCGGTGAGTCTACCTTAGGCACTATTAATCAATATCTAGGATTATTAGGTCTCAAGGACGAAGACTGGATGGAGTATTGCAATGCTACATATAAGTTAGCTATTAAATTTAGAGATTTTTATAAAAAAGGCGAAACATTTTATTATCCTTTCGGTGTCAAAGATTTACAAAATACCCAACAAGGCGCAACCGATTGGTATGTTAAAAAAGTTATGAATCCCGAGTTGGACGTTAATGATTTTTATGAAAATCTATACAGTTCAATGCCTATGATTTATCAAACTAAGATTTTTGATAATAAGGATGGTCAACTTCCAGGTTTCAGCTGGCGCAATGATTCTGCTTATCATATGGATGCTACCCTATTCGGTAATTTTTTAAAAGATAAATTTTGTATTCCAGCAGGAGTTGTACATGTGTCAGCACACATTGAAGAAGTTATTAAAGAAGACGACGGCTATATCAGTGGCCTCAAATTAGACAACGGTGATACACTAGAAGCTGACTTGTTTATTGACTGTACTGGATTCAGATCGTTGCTACTAGAACAAGCCATGGGTGTACCGTTTGAATCATATTCAAGTCATTTGCCCAACAATCATGCATGGGTAACACATGTTCCGTACTCTATCAAAGAAATAGAAATGGAAAACGTTACAAACTGTACAGCGCATAACAACGGCTGGGTGTGGAACATTCCGTTATACAACAGAATTGGCAGTGGTTATGTTTTTTGCGATAAATTTATTAGTAAAGAAGATGCATTGCAAGAGTACAAAGATTATTTAGACAGTGATGCAATGACTGTACATAATCCAATGAGAAGTAAACTTTGTGAATTTAGATTAATTGAAATTAAAAACGGGGCTCATACTCGAGCATGGGTTAAAAATTGCGTCGGGGTAGGCCTATCATATGCATTTGTAGAACCGTTAGAAAGTACTGGTTTATTAAGTGTTCAAGAACTATTACTAAAACTATGCGAAACATTGCACAACAAACAGATTAATAAAATTCATGTTGATAACTTCAACTATATAGCTAACTATGTTATGGAAAGTTTTAAGAATTTTGTAACATATCATTATGTGTTTAGTTCTCGTCGAGATACTCCGTACTGGCAACATGTTACTGAAAATATAGAAATGGATCCGTTGATGTTTGATCGGAAGTTTAATCAGGTTCCGCCAACAGCAGCCGGCGATTTAGCAATTAAGCTATTGCAAACACATACTATGCCAGCAGATCAAAGTATGGGTGGCATGCCTGATATTCTAGTAGGAATGCATACATTACCAGTAAACCCAACACAAATGGCAGTTGTTAAGATGTTAATTGAGTCAAGGCATGGTACAGTTCCGGAGTTTTACACAAGTCAAACTCAAGACTACTGGGATCAAAAGAAAGAGTACATTAATTCGTTAATGGAATCTGCTCCATCACACTATCAATATCTTAAAGAAAATATCTATAACGGTAAAGAATAATGCCGTCTCGTACAATTTCAATACCCCTTCTTTCACCAGATGAATGTAACGAAATTGTACGTGACTCATCTCGATGGGTGGAAGGAACTGTTCGTAAATTTGGACAATTTATCACACAAAAGCAATTTAGAAGTGTTCAGATATGCAACCAAGGTATATCTGAACAACTAGAAGATCAAATTTTTAGAACAATATTCTTAACAAATTCGTCTAGTTTTCGTTATCATTTAGAAGGTTATAATAAAAAAGATCCCCCACTTGTATTCAGATACTCAGCTGATCGAGAAGATCACTATGTGTGGCATACTGATTCTATGGATGGAGATAGTGTTAGAAAATTATCATTTACTATACAGCTAACTAATCCTGCAGAATACGACGGTGGTGATTTAGAATTTATGCCTGCTATAACTGATAAGAAAATTCGAGAACAAGGCACTATAACAATTTTTCCGTCTTACATGGTGCATCGTGTAACTCCAGTAACTCGCGGAGTTAGACATACAATAGTAGGATGGATTTATGGGCCCGAATTTAAATAAAAAACGGTTAGGAGTTATAGGAGCCGGCACAGCCGGAATCGTATCTATTTCTCACATTATCCCGTGGCTTAGTAATGCATGGGACGTGGTTTCTATTTACGATCCAGCAACACCTATACTAGGAATAGGCGAAAGCACTAATCCTAATTTTATTACAACATTAGAAAATGGAACTGGATTTAATCTAACTACAGATTTAGATCAACTTGACGGGACTTTTAAATTTGGTACTAAGTATATAAATTGGAGAGAGCACAGCTGGATCAATCCTGTATTTGGTGCAGGGTATGCGTTGCATTTTAATAATTTTAAGTTAAAAGAATTTGCTTTTGAACGATTTAAAAAATTATGGCCTGAAAAATTTAAAGTTTTAGAAGGTGAAGTAACAGACGTTACAAATAAATTTCAGTGCGTTCAGGTAGTTATCAACAATGCTATTGAAAAATTTGACTATATTATCGATTGCAGAGGATTTCCATCTGACTATTCTGATTATAATATAAGCGATTGTTCGCCGCTTAACCGATGTTTTGTATATAATACAGAACCACATATGACTGGTCAATTTACACACACTGAACATATCGCAACAAAACACGGTTGGACTTTTGGTATCCCATTAGCTACTAGGCACACATACGGTTACTTGTTTAATGATTCTATAAGTACCGAAGAACAAGTATTAGATGATATGTCCACTATATTTTCAACTAATATAACTAAAGCTGATGTAAAAGAATATAAATTTAAGTCATATTATACTAAAAAAGTTTTAGATAAACGCATATTAAAAAACGGTAACAGAGCATTATTTTTTGAACCGTTGAGTGCAAGCAGTATTTTTTGTTATGTTGAAATTGCTGAACTGTTTTTACATCATTTAAATAAAAATGAAAGATATAATGAATTTTTTGTAAACGCTGAATTTACTAAATTAGCAAAATCTCTAGAAGACATGCTGTCGTTTTTATATCACGGTGGGACTAACTTCAATACTGAATTTTGGCAATATGCTAGAGATAAGGCAAATGTAAGATTAAGTAAGAGTAAAGAATTTGCAAATACTATCGATGAATATAAAAAAATGCACAAGAATGGCACTTTATTAACAGGAAGGTCATGGTTCTTTACACCTCTTAATTTACGAATTATTGACGAAAAAATGAATTATAACTACTTTAAAACTACATGAAACAACCTATTAAAAAAATTGTAATAGTTGGTGGAGGTAGTGCAGGGTGGATGAGTGCCGCACTTCTATCAAAAAAGTTCCCCAACATTAATTTTGAACTAGTGGAATCTCCCGATGTACCTACAGTAGGTGTAGGAGAATCAACACTAGGTACATTAAATTTATTCTTGCATCTTCTAGATTTAAAGGATGAAGAATGGATGCCGTACTGTAATGCCACACATAAACTAGCTATTAAGTTCACTGATTTTTACAAGAAAGGCGAGTCATTTTATTATCCATTTGGGGTAAAAGACAGAAAAAATACAATTAACGGTACTACTGATTGGTATTACAAAAAATTACTATACCCGGAAACATCTTGGAATGATTTTTACGATTGTATGTATAGCTCAATGCCGTTAATTTACAATAATAAAATATGCGACGGCGTTGACTATAAACTAGAAGGGTATAGTTTTAAAAATGATGCGGCATATCATATGGATGCGGCATTATTTGGTGAATTTTTAAGAGATAAATTTTGTATCCCAGCCGGTGTTAAACATACTCAACAACATATCGAACATATTGTTAAAGAAGAAGACGGTTATATTGACTATCTTGTTTTAACAAACGGCGAACAAGTCAGAGGCGATTTATATATTGACTGTTCTGGATTTAAATCTATGTTATTAGAACAAGCCATGGGCGTACCGTTTGAAAGTTTTAATAGCTTATTACCTAACGACCGTGCTTGGACTTGTCATGTACCATACAGTGATAAAGAAACTGAGATGGAAAATGTCACAAATTGTACAGCATATAATAACGGATGGGTTTGGAATATTCCGTTATATCATCGTATTGGCAGCGGTTATGTATTCAGTACTAAATTTATCAGCGAAGAAGATGCGCTACAAGAATACAAAAAGTATTTAAATAGTGACAAGATGAAATATCATGATCCCAATCGTGCGGATAATTTAGAATTTAGATTAGTTAAAATTAAAAACGGTACACACGATAAATGTTGGGAGAAAAATGTAGTAGGTGTAGGATTGTCTTACGCATTTATAGAACCTTTAGAAAGTACAGGATTGTTTAGTGTTCAAGAAATGCTAGTTTTATTATTCCAAACACTAGATAACGAGCAAGTTAATAAAATGCATGTTGATTGGTTTAATTATATGGCTAATCTAACTATGCAGAGTTTTAAGACCTTTGTTACTTGTCATTATACATTATCATCGCGTAGAGATACTCCGTACTGGCAACATGTTACTGAAAACATAGAAATGGATCGCCGTATGATTGATAAGGACCTGTCTGAACTACATACACTAGCATCTGATATTGCTGGTAAAATGTTACGATCGCATGAGCTTGGCACAAACGATGGAGGATTTCCAGATATATTTGTAGGAAATCATAGTTTGCCAGTGAATCGAATGTCGTTAGAAAAAATCAAATATGATAAATTATGTTCTAATAATGATACACCCATTTTTAACATTGTCACCCAACAATATTGGGCTCAGAAAAAGATAAAAAATGAACTAGTTGCTAACAAGTGTCCTACGCACTATCAATACTTAAAAAAGAAACACTATAACAACAAAGATTAAAAAAGCACCCGAGGGTGCTTTTTTATTACTATACTAATTTTTAAGTATTTGAGTTATGATGCTTAAAAGTCATAAACGGAATAGTAGGGGGCACATATGGCTCGCCGCCATCTGTAGACAACGATGCCTGTAGTACTGCCATTGCCGCTGTAGTTTCTGCTAAGTGCTGAGCAGCCGTTTTTATTTCTACAAGATCAATTAAAGCAGCCGGATCAGTTGGAATTGGATCAGTCCAGGTTGGGTCTGCTAATAGTTGTTTAAAAATATCATCTGCTTTTTCTTTAATAGCAACCTGACAACGTTCTGTGATCCATGTTCGAATATGTGTATGGGGATTTTCATACATCCAAGCTAACATTTTAATGTCATCGTCTTCCAAATCAAATGTATATTCTACAACTAAATCATCAGTGGGATCGTCTCTCTCAACCGGTGTCCAATTAGGATCCTTTGCGGGCAAATCTACTGCTAAAATTATTGCGTCGCGACTCGCTGGAATACTCGTAGCGCCACTGGCTTTGAGTTGTTCAATTGCTGTTGGAAGATACTCGTCTTGAGCAATCCGTACTCTCCATTCGACTAGATTATCTATCCAGTCTGACGGATTAGCCACTGTGTGCTCTAGTAGTTTGCTTTCTAGAGCTGTTAAAAAAACCGAAAATTGTGCCATGTTTGTGTATTCTCCGTTGTATTTATCCGATCAAATATCCGTTGAAAAACGAATGACTTGCATGGAATCTGTTATTATTGTTGGACCAGTAGCAGAAAATTCCAGCATATTCGCCTGCGGGCTGATAAACGTCAATTTGCCAACTCAGGCCGTGTGGGTAAGGACTACCGTTACCGTGAGCCCATATACCGTGAGGGGTGCGTCCGCCACCTGACTGAATGCTACCGCTTCTACTTAGACCCATGTGCATGTGTCCAGTGGCGCTGGTCCAGCTAGTATCGTTGTGTTGATAACTTAGCCATTGAAAATTATAAAATCCTGAAACTGGAATGGTAAATCTTCCATTGCCATAATTAAAATTGCTTCCGCCGCGTTGGTACCCAGTCCAGCCAAAGTTACCGTTAATTTCTTGCCAGCCTGTTCCAGAACCTAGTTGATTATTATACAACCAACCGCCAGTTCCGTGGCTTTGAAACATTGGGCTACCACTAGATTGTGCAGTGCCTTGTAGGAAACGACCGCTTGAATCAAATCTTGCTCGTTCTGTTCCTGCGGTAGTGATACGCACAGTATCGTCGTTACCAAAGTAAATTCCAGTATTAGTATTACCACTCAATGCTATAGCTGGTGCGCCTGCACTGCCAGCAGTTACGGTTAATGGTCCGGACATAGAACTACCGTTTAGGTTTAACGGGGTGTATCCTAAATTACTAGTTGCGGCGCCTGCCGCTAACTTAGTAGACGCAATGGCTGCTGATCCACTAATGTCTGCATTTACTATAGTTCTATATGTAACTGTTTTTGAACTAAGATCCACTGTAGCATCTAGTTGGGCGGCACCAATTGCACCTGTAGCAACCTTGGCCGATGTAACAGCATCAGTTGCTAGTTTACCATTGGTTATTGCTCCTGCGCCCACATCTGCACTGCCAATTGAGTTGGCAACAAATGAATCTGTAGCTATTCTTTTAAAACTGTTGTAGGTTGCCATTTATCTTATTATCCTATTAAATATCCGCACCATAAACTATGGTCACCGTGGAATCGTATCGCGCTGGACATGTACGGGTGCGGGATGGCATAATCACCAGGATTTAGATATATTTCTAAAGTGGTCATAATTCCAGGTACATGGTTAGCACTGACAGCGTGACCGTATAGTGTATGGGGAGCTCGACCAGTAGTTCTATCAGTACCGACGGTACCATTGTATCCAATATTAAAGTGGGTATATCCTGCACTATTGTTAGTATCGCTGTAGGCATAAGTCTGGCAATAAAAACTATACCAACCAGCTACCGGAGCTGTAAAACGACCATTGGAACTGCAATTGCTTCCGCCCTTTTGAACAACTTGCCATGCCCAGCCGCCGCCTGGTTGTAGGGTGTTAAGTTCTGTCCATCTATTTACACCACCAAAGCTGTTGCCGTAGTACCAACCACCGTTGCCGCTAGCATGGAATGCTGGCATGTTTGGCTGAATGTGTGATATATTTCCACCACTTCTTACAAAATTGTTTGGGTTTCCGCCGGCAGTAGCAATATCAACACGATCTGCGGCTGCAAAATAAATTCCAGTATTAGTATCACCAGAACTGGCTGTAGATGGCGCACCGACTGATCCAGCAGGTAATCTTAATGGTCCAGTTAAAGTTGCGCCGGCTTTACTAGCTGGTGTGTATCCAATATTATTAACAATTGCTCCACTGGCTAGCTGTGCGCCTGTGATTGCAGTGGTTGCAATGTCAGCATTAACAATTGGTCTATACGTGATAGTTTTTGCGCTAAGATCCACAGTGCTGGCTAATTGCGTAGTACCTACAGCACCGTCTTGTATGTCTGATGTGCGCACACTGGCGCTGGCAAAGTCTGCAGAAACAATGGAATTAGCGGCTAATGTTGCCCCTGTGACAGCACCGTTAATGATTCCTTCGGTAGTAATTTTCTTAAAACTTGAGTACGTAGCCATAATTTATCCTATTAACTGTCCACTAAAATACTGGTGGCCGGCATGATGTCGACTACTATTACCGTGCCATACTACAGCTAGGCTAACAAAATCTCCAGCAGCCATATCAATCACTGCACTGTGGCTGAATCCGTCATCGTAACTATTGGTATTCTGATGCATGGCCATTAGATACGGACTACGTCCACCACTAGTCCATCCTCTATTATTGTTCTTCCTAAAGAAAGGATGTATATAATTAGGCGGAGTATTAGCATCGTTTAACAAGTAGTACCAAGTTGAAAATCTATAATATCCTGCAACAGGGGCAGTAAATCTACCGTTGTTTTGATCAAAATTAGAGGCACCATATTGATGGGAAGTAGCCCATCCCATTTGACTTTGTAGTTCTCGCTCGCCAGTGCCGCCGTAAGTGCCTGCATATAACCAGCCCGCTGTACCCCATGCTTGAAATATCGGATGACTTGGTCTAGTAATAAAGCCGCTGCCGTCAACGTTTATTGCGGTGGCACCCCCAGCTACGATAGCCACATTGTTAGTGGTTATATTAATACCTGAATTAGTACTGCCACTAGACGCAATACTAGGTGCGCCAACACTTCCAGCTGGAACTATTAGTTGTCCTGACATGCTATCACCGGCTTGATTAACCGGAGTGTATCCTAAATTAGTAGTGGCAGCGCCGCTGGTTAGTTTTGTTCCAGCAATTCCAGCACTACCCGATATATCATTATTAACTATTGGTCTATACGAAACAGTTTTTCCGCTGAGATCAATCGTTGACGCTAACTTGCTAGAGGTAACAGTACCACTAAATGCGGTTGACGGTACATTACCTGCCGTGATCGCGGCGGCCGGAACAGTGTTTGAAGCAATGTCAGCAGCCACAATGGTGCTGTCAACAATAGCATCACTATTAATTTTCTTAAAACTTGAGTACGTTGCCATCTACTATCCTTAAATTGTAAATACTCTCCAACCTTGTGTAACGTCATAAAATATTAAATCAAAGGCTGCGCCTTCTGTACTAACTGTCATATCTTCTGCGGCACCCATGATTGGTCTGCTATTTCTTGCAATAGTTAAATTGTTTGTGTCAAATGTATTTGCAATGTCTATGAAACGAACTGTATCTCCCTTAGAAGGAGATGCAGGTAGCGTAACTGTAATCGGAGCAGAAGTAGTGTTTATCCACAATAATTGACTTGCTAGGGCAGTAATACTAGTAGTAACATCCACATTAATAAACTGGTTGCCGCCTGCACTAGTAACAACATAGTTTGATCCAACTGCTGTTAAAGTAGTTACACTCTTAGGAGTTGTAATATATGTTACGCCAGAGTTAGAAGCAGGGCCATTAATAGATCCAACCGGGGTTTGCAATGTTACTAATCCTAATGTGTTGTTGTAAAAAATTTGGTTCTGACCTGATGATTTACGTGGATCACTTAAATTTACCGTGTACGGGGCACTTCCAGATAATTCTGTAAAAAGACCTTGGTCGGCGGTAACAAGTGATCCTGCTCCTGTTAACGTTCCAACTGGTGCTACTGTATTATATCTTGCCATTTTTATCTCGCTTATGCTGTTGATGTTTCAATGCCGTAAACCGTAGCACCGACACTAGCAGTATCTGAATATACAACTAGATTTAATCCAGCTTGCATTACCAAGCCAGTTCTTTCAAATACTCCGTTTGCAATAATACTAGTATTGTATTCGATATAATCTTCAGGATTTGGGGTACCTGATGCAGATAACGCTACTCTTACTGTTATTGGAGTTGTATTTCTGTTAGTAATTGATAATGTAGCAACAGCATAAAAGCCGGTTGGTACTGTATACGCTGTTGTTAATGTAGTAGCCGGAATTGCCGTTACACCTAATCTTCCTGTTGCCATGTTTGTTTCTCCGTTTTATCTTGTTAAAAAGTATCCAAGTGCTACTGGAGCACCATCAATACCACCTGTGAAGTTCATCTTGCTTGTTACGCTAATTCCTGCACCTGTTGTAGTACTTATCGAATTTCCAGCAACGTAAATTACACCCGACGTTAATGTATTTACGTTCAACGAGCTTTGTCCGCCACCAATTTGTGCTGTAATATAAGCTCTGATTGCTCGCTGTGTTGGTACAATATTATCGCTATCTGCTGTAAAGAACGGATCTGTACTAAATTGCGTAATAATAGCTGATCCAATTCCTAAAGAAACGCTACCTAGTTGCAAGCTGTTCAAGCCGCTTAGGTTAAACGCACTAGCATTCAATGTAGCTGTACCAGTTGCCTGTTGTACTCCGAACAAGTTACCAACGTTAAAGTTACCGTCTTGGTCAGTTGACGTAAAGAATACTCGTCCACCACCTGAGAAGTTTGCTTGGTTGTCTTGTATTGCCGTAGTAATATCAACATTAGGATAGTTTGTTTTATCAAATCCGCCAGTACCAATATACAAGAAGTCGTGTCCAGTTAGTCGAACTTGTGAATACGCTAGTCTTGTAGTAACTCTATCACCGTGTAGCGGTGCTAGTAAGGTAGTTAAACCTGGGTTAATTTGGAATGTTGCAGTATATGTTCCTGGATTTTTTAGGTCTTGAACATAATTTGTTACAGTAACCAATTTATAATACGCACCAGGAATGCTTGCAAACTCAACGTTTGCACCAGGTGTTGGTGAATCTGATAATCCGTACACGTTGACAAATGTGCTTACTTGGAATAGATCACTATAACCATCGCCAAGTACATCAGTAGTTGCAGTTGTATTGTCTGTACCTCTATTTGAGAATGAAGGATTACCTAATCCGCCATCACCTAGTCGCACTCTTAATACAGCATTTTCTACGTTACTAGGATCAGTCAATGTAGTAATCGGGCCTGCTCTATAAGTCATTCCAGATATAGCGGCTGTATCTAATACTACAGGAGTAGTGCTTCCGGATGTGCTAGCCACTTTAAATTGTGTTGATGTAATAGTTGAACCAATTACATAGTAAGTTTGTTCTCTTACTAGGCCACCACCTGATGCATCTAAGAATTCAATTGGTTGATTATTAACTAAATTAACTGTGTTATCAACTGTGATTAAATTCGTAGTAGCTGTGGTAGCAGAAACAGTACCGTATGGATATCCAGATCCTGGTTCAACCATTCTAACTTCAACAACTGATCCAGCACCTACCTTAACTCTACCAGTTGCTGTAGCACCAGTTCTAATGCTGGCTGCAATAGTACCAGTTGTGCCAGAAATAGCAGTCCACAATGGTCTCTTATTAATATTTCCAAATTGAACATCAATCCAACCTGATGAACTTGGCATTGCTTGTTCAGTCCATAACACGCCGTCTGGGCTAGTAGCACATACCGCAGTTCCGCTGGCTATTGCAAAGAATAGACCTTGGCCGTAACTAACTTTAGTCCAAGTTACACTTTGTGGTAGCACAGTTTGTACCCAAGTTGTGCCCTTATCATAACTGACAGCGGCAATTGTACCACTGCTCGCTATGGCAACAAATCTACCGTTACCGTAAGTGATGCTAGCCCAAGTTGTTGATGCAGGCAATACAGTACCGGAAGTCCAAGCTAAACCATTAGATGATTTAGCTGTAGCATTGCTACCTGTGGATATTGCAATAAAAGTTCCATTGCCGTAGGCAACAGCTTTCCAGGTACCGGCACCTAAAGTAGGCATACTAGACGCATTAGTCCATATAGCACCGGTTACGCTACGAACTGCTTCATTAGTTCCACCAACTGCTACATAATAGCCGCCGCCGTATGCAATCGACGCTAAACTTGTTTTACCAGTAGAAGACCCAGCTGTCCATGTACTGTTAATATTAGCAGTAGTGTTATAACAGTTGTTTCCAGACCCGCTGGCAATTGCTACAAATTTTGCTGAAGTATCAACAATTTGAACAGTAGGAGTTGATGTATAGCCAGTGCCGGAGAATCCTGCAAAGGCCTGTTGGTCTTCGTCAAAGGTATTAGTATCTGTTAACTTAATACGTGACACGCCTTCATTAGTAACTACTGCTGTTGTTGTGGTTCCAGAACCGCCGCCACCTATAATATTAATTTGAGGAGCACCAGTGTAACCTGAACCCCAAGAATTAACTATAATTTTTGTAATTCTATCGGTTGCTGCAACTACTGTAGGTGCTACAGTATATCCAGATCCTGGAACAACTATAGTAACATTAATAATTTTGCCGTCTAATACTTGGCAAGTAGCTAGCGCCCCTAAGCCGCCGCTAACAGGAGTAAACACAATAACAGGCGGAGTCAAGTAGCCTTGGCCACCATCTAATATTTCTACAGAGCTAATTTGATCAGCTGTTGGCAATCCTGTGGTATTTGCTACGCCTAAAACTGCTCTTAATTGCGCACCACGTCCGCCAAGGCCGCCAACAATTGCTGTTGCTGTTGCTCCTTGTCCGCCTCCGTATACTACATCTACCCAAGTAGAACTTGATGCTAATGCTCCGCCTTGTGTCCAAGAAGTACCATTAGTTGAATAAGAAGTTAAAGTAGTTCCAGAAATAGCAACATATCTGTTATCGCCGTAAGTCATTGCTTTCCAAGTTGCACTAGGAGCTAATGTTCTTGCAGTTGCAGTATATCCTGGCCCTGTAAATGATATTTGAGGTTCAATGATATACGTTGTTGTTAAGTCCAATGCTGATTCTATAGGAGTTCCTGGAACAACATGATCCCATCCTGGAGCACCAGTTGACGGTTTAGTAACGGTTGCAATCTTTGAACCAGTTTCATACGTAGCAATGTTTGCAAATTGCCCTACTCCTGTTCCAGCAGTAATTTGAATTCTCATACCTACATACGCAGAACTTAATGCTTGATCAGTGGCTGCAATTGTAATAGAAGTTGTATCGCCCGACTGTCCAGCATTAGCAGCCGTTCCATAACTTGTACCTCCAACTTCTTCTCCGTTATCTGCATCAATAATACGTGTTTGGAATACAGTGCCGTCTCTGAATTCATCACCGATAGCCGTTGCACCGAAGCCGCTACCGTTTATAGTGTAGGCCGCGTTAGTGTAGTTAACACCAGTATTTTCAAATTCTAATCTAAGAATTTCGCTAAGACCGTCAGTTACTGTATTTGTAATCTGTGCTTGAGCACCTTGATTGTTTACATTACCATAAAGCGGAGTTTCTTTACTAGATATACCTTCAGCAATAACACCATATGTACCATATGAACTGTTACCGTTAGTAGCACGGATACGTCCGCCTTTGTCAGCAATATATCCAGCGTAACCATAGTAGTTAAACACAGAAACAAGTTCTGTTAACGAGCCTGCACCAGTACACCATACACCGATACCATCGCTGATAATTGTTGTAAAGTCATTTTTAACCATTGACTTGTTACCGCCTGCGTGTAAACTAGAGTCAATCTTAGCACCTGTACAACCTGTACCAAACATTGAAACGTTTTGTGAGTAGTGTGATCTTGTTTGTACCCAAACTTCTCGATCGTTTGGACCAAATCCTGGATTCAACGCTACAAACGCACCTGCTGTTGGACGCTTAGTACCGTACGTATTTGCTTCGGTTAAGTCGCCAATCAAACCACGCAATGTACAATTTCTTAAACCAGTAGAATTGCTTACCCAGAACATGTCTGATCTTTGTGATCCAGCGACTGCATTATTATATAGAAGTGCTGCCTTAGTTGACTTATAGTTACCTGGCCAAATCATGTCATACACTATGCCATCAATATATGCTGCCATATCTCGTTTGCAAGATGCATCATTAAATGCATATCCAATATTCATTACTCCGGATTCGGCAGTGACAGTTATTGATTCTGCTACAATCGGATCGTTAATTAGTGTAAAAGATGTTGCCGTTGGAATTGTAGCAATATAATAAACCGTTCCGTTATTCAGGCCGGCCCAAGGACCGCCAACTGTTACATTTAACAATCCAGAAGCAGTACCTGGATCTATGGCCGTGCCGCCTACTGTAGAGCTTAATGTTACAGTGGTATCACTTTCTATAGTTTTGATGTAATATGTACCGCCTGTCAATAGACCAATACCTATACCTGTAACACTAACTTTCATGTTAGCAACAAACCCTGTTGTACTTTGGAATGTTACTAAATTGCCAGTTGTAGCTACTTGAGTGATTAACGCATCGATCTCTTCAGAAGTTACTTGCACAGGATCGCCTACAACAAAATTGTGAGATGTGCTAGTTGTAAACACATTTGGCGTTGTAGTTGAAATAACAGTAGATGTATATTGATCTCTAATCCATGCTGTAGATTCTGCTGCCAAGAAGGCTGTATTAGCTTTGATTATCTCAGATGCTTTAACAGTTGATACATTGTTTCTATATGCCAGTGAACCATGTGTTTCGGGAGTCATACCTACACCCTTATCAAGAATGTTGATAATGTGTGCCATGTTTGCTCTTATACTTGCTATTGCAACAGTGTTGGTGTTGGCATAAGAAGCTATAATTCCGGCTAACTCTCGGTAAGATTGTAAAGTTGCTCGCTTTTGATCGCCTATAACCAAAGATGCTTGAGCTTGATAATAACTCATACCGGCTTTAACAGATCTATAATTGCTGTTAAACATTAGGTCATAACCGATACCATCGATAATATAGCCTACATCTCGCTCGCATATTGCACTATTGTATACTAAATTTGGATAGTTTGTAGCAATAAATGTTGTTATTTGAGCTTGGATTGTTGCCTTGTTAGTTTGCAATAACGAATGTACAGAAACAATGCTAGGAGATACCCAAGAAGTACTAGGTAGTGATTCGGTAATTGGGTTAGCATCTGGATCTGTAATATAATTAATAGCATTTTGTATTAATGTGCCAACAGTTGTTGCAGATGTTGCATCGCCTGTTGGGCCTGTTAATCTAGCTACTTTATTTTGTAGTGCAGAGTATGCACCGTTTTGCGAAATTGCTTGAATAACAGTTTTCATTTGACCGTAAGCATTAATTGTAGCAGTTAAATCGTTACTGTCAATTTGAAGCCCATCAGTTATTTGAGAATAATAAGAAATTGCTGATTGTCTAGTTGCTACATTTCCGCCGTAGGTTAAATCGTAACGTATAGCATCAATGATATAACCAACATCTCGAGCACACAATGCCTTGTTATATTCAACAGCTGGATAATTATTTGAAATATATTGCAATACTTCTGCTTCTACAAATGATTTGTTTTCCCAAATCAATTTTGCGGCTGCATAGTTTTCTGCGTCAACCGTTGAGTAACTAGGCCATGACAGCTTAGGAGTTGCACCACCGTTGATTGAGTCAACAATGTTATCGATGACTGTTGATGTTTTTGCAATTGCACCGTTGACTATAATTCCTTGAATTTTATATTTTAAGAAATTAATTAGTCCTAAACTTGCTGATTTTTGCTCGGCTAATACTAATACTGCTGAAGAAATTGCTCGGTTATAACTTCTGCCAACTGTAATTGAAGCAAAGTTACTGTTAAACATTGCGTCATAGCCGATAGCATCAACCATATAGCCGATGTCTCGAGAACAGGTATCTCGATTAAATGATAATTCTTGGAAGAATTTTTCTACATAGCCAAGACCGTCACTTTGAATTTCAGCCTTTCTTGCTTGAAGTTCAGCAAATCCAGCTACTAAGTTAGAATCAACCCAGCTGTCGTTAGGTAGGATTCTTGTCGGAGCAACTCCGTTATCAATCCAATCATAGATATCTTGAACACGATTTTCAGCAAATGTGCCTGCGGCACCGGCTACATCTCCTGTGCCTGAAATCACTTGAGATACAGCATTTCCTGATTGTGGAGTAATTGACGTTCTTTGAGCAATGCGTTTGATTATTGATTTTAAATGAGCATAGGCCGCAAGCGTTGCTACTGATTCGCTTTCATCAATTACTAAATTAATGTATGTATAGTAAGAACTTCCAGCAATTAAAGATTGAGTATTTCCGCCATATGTTAAATCATAACGAATGGCATCTAATACATAACCAATATCTCGTTGGCATGTTGCTTGATCAATGGAAGACCATATAGCTGGAAAGTTAATTTCTATATACTTGCTAACATCTGCCTTAATAAAAGCATAGTTTTGAGCAATTTGAGCTTTAGCATTTACATAGTCGACATCTGCGTTGCTCGGATCTGTCATCACTTCTGTAGGCAATGCACCAATCCCATCATTAACTAAGCTATAGATAGCGTCGATACTACGATCAACATATGCAGTGGCATTAAGATTTCCAGTAATACCAGTCACTGCTTTACCGCTTTCAAGAACAGATGCTCCAACAAATCCTAGTAATCCTAGTGTAGGAGAAAGTTGAGAATTTAAAACAACATCGGTGCTAGTTAATCCTCTGTAATAACTCATCGCATTCCATATCGATAAGAAATTACTTCCTAACAACATGTCATATTTTAATGCGTCAATTATATATCCAGCATCTCTAGCACAAGTAGTGGTATTATAAATGAATGTCGGGTATGTATGATTGACCCACGCAATTGCCGCTGATTGAATTTCAGTGCTATTGATATTGCCTGCAAATGTTTGCAAGCCGGCAGCAGTCCAAGTAATGTCTGGAGCAATTGTCGTTGGAGTTACACCTGTGTCAATAGTATTGTGTATTTCTTGAATACGTGCTTGGGCAAATGTTGCGGCTGGCGCTGAACCAGCAGTTCCACTAACGTTTTGTGTCAATACGTTAGCAGGAGTCTTAGTCCAGCCAGCAGTATTACCTGTAACAATATTATCAATGATGTCTTTAATACGTAATTGAACTGCTTTAGCTTGTTCTTCCTCGCCAACTTCAACTAACACCCCATTTGCATAGTATGAACGAGCCGCAATAACTGTTGCCAAGTTTCCGCCGTATGTCAAATCGTAGCGTAATGCATCAACAATATAACCTACATCTCGTTCGCACTTTGTACGATCAGTGCCTGCGTATGTGAATCCATTAAATGGACTTGTATTGGCTGCAATTTGTGCATCAATCCATGCACTAACTTCTGCTTGTAAGAATGCTTTATTAGCATATACCAAACGAGCCGCATCTAAATATCCGGCTGTAAAAGCATTTCCTGTTCCGCCTGTAGGAGTTGGGAGGACAAATGTTGGTAACTCTGTAATGCCAGTAGACAGGACATCTAACATTGTTCCTACATTTAATCTTACTCTTTCTTCAGCAGTACTTTCGTTACTATTAATAATATACTGTTGAGGTTCTGTATTTCCAACCGTTGGAACTATTGTAGCGTTAGAAATTAAGTTAGGGATAACACTTTTAATTCTTTCTAGTGCTGATATAGTTTTAGGCTTATCGTTAACTAATGATTTAATTGCAGGTTGCGGATTAATTACTGTGCCACGCAATTCGTCGCCAACAATCGCAGTATAGTTCGGTACTGTAATTGGAAGAACTTCAAAATATGTTCCTGTTTTTACAGATACTGTAGAGTTTGGAAATATTGCTGCCGGAATGGCCGATGCACTTCCTGCTAATAATCCATCTGTAACAATGTTTAACAATGCCACTGATGTGTTAACTGCTCCAAACTCAGCAGTTAATGTACTATCAATAATTTGTTCAGCAGGGTATGCAACATTATTTAAATCTTGATAATTGTCTGATAACGTATTTGATAAAACATCTGAAACTAAGACTTTTAGATAGTTATATGCGGCTACAGTCTGAGTAAGTTGTTGACCAAAGTTTGAATTAATATATGCGCTGCCAGCTCTAGTATAATATGCGTTGGCTGCAATTGTAGTTTTACCGTTGCCGCCGTGACTGATGTCGAATATTAATGCATCTACTAGATATCCAGTGTCTCTTTCACATGTGGCGCTATCATATGACAGTGTACCGGTCATCGGTGTGCTGCCTAATGTTAATGTTCGTACTATTCCAGTTTGTGTGTTACTGATTGAAAATGTAGTGTCACTCGGTATTGTTTTAACAAAATATGTTACACCGGCTGTAACACCTCCAGTTGTACCAGAAAATTCAATTGGCATTCCAACTGTTAAATTTTCAGTAGTATCTGCTGTGAATAAATTAGTTGCATTTGAGCTAGATGCCACATTAACTGTATATGTGTAAGTAATCCAGTTAGTAACTTCTCGCATCATGAACAGCTTATTTTTTTCTAATAAGGATTTAGCGTTAGTATTTTGATAGCCGCGTTCAATTTGATCTGTAGCAAATCGAACACTCTTCCAAGGTTTATCAATAGTTAATCCTCGGCCTTCGGACATGTCGTCTACACCAGTTGGAGAAACATATACTAAGTTATTAATAACTCCGTAAAATGCCCATGCTGGGTATGTTCCGCGAACACGAAGTATTTGACCATCTGAACCTATTGGTAATCTTGTAGGGCCTTGTTCGCCGTAGTAGTATGTATCACCGGGAGTAGTTAGTACTGCTGAGGCAGCTCCACCAGCAAATAAATTCCAATATGTTGCGGTAGTGTCAGCATCTGGTCTATTTAGGCTTGATGCGGTATGAGCGGCTGTACAAATATATGTACTTGCACCAAAAAACACTAAATCACCTAATACATAAGCACTAGCTGTTGTCCATGTTACAGATGCTCCTGTAGCTGTAACAGTATCAATTTCGCCTAATGTAGCGCCGGTAACTGTAATAGATACATCATTGACCGGGCTTAAGCCGCCAACTGCATTACCTAGTACTTTAAGAGTGTCACCATTAGCAAAGTTTTGTCCAACGTTATTAATCGTTACAGAATATACTGTTCCAGATCTTGTTACATCAAACGATGCGTTAATACCAGAACCAGTTACTGTTACTGCAGAAATGTTTGTATATACTTGTACAGTGTCTTTCCACTTGTTGCCTGAATTTAATCGGCTCCAGTAAGTTGCGTTTGGTGGGATTTCGTCTGTATTATCTTCTACTGCTAGGTATGTATAACCGCCTAATCTTACAACATCGCCGACAAGGTAGTCAGTAACATCCGACCAGTCTCCTTGGAAATTAAATCCGGTTGTATATACTTCCCAATCAGCAGATTCTGCTCTTGGATTTTTGTTAGTGTTATTCGTTTTTGCAATGTAAGAATAGCCGCCGTATATTACAGTATCGCCTATTTGATAGATAGTTGAATCGGACCAGGTACTTTCAAACTGTAGTCCCTCAGTAAATTGCTCCCACTTGGTATTATCAAATGCGGCGGTTGAAGTGTGAAATGCTGTACAAATCCAAGTACTTGCTCCGTACTTCACTACATCACCAAGTTTGTATCTTTCTAAAGCAGACCAATCGCCTACGTATGTGATACCATTATTAAATGCAGACCATTTTGTTTGATCTTTTTCTAAGCCAAAATATGTATCGCCGAAAACAGTACCACCTGAACTATATGCAGTAGTGGTAGTATTAGCGTAAGTTACTGATGTTGCTGTGCAACTTATAACAGTAGCCGATGCATTATTATACCCAGCTGGATTAATTCCAGCTATGACAATAGTAGACCCAACAGTAAATGGAGGTATAATCTGTGATGCAAATGTTAGTGTTGCATTAGTTCCGTTGCCTGAAGCTGTTAGGACAGTAAAGGTTGACGTAGTAGTTGCAGAAACGTGTGGGGTGTTACACACATAAGTTGTGCCGCCGTATTGCACAAGATCGTTTAAACGATATCGAGTGGCAGTAGTCCAATCATTTCTCCATAGGAAGCTGGCTGCGAACGCATCCCATTTGTCAGAATCGTCTTCTAATCCAAGAAGTTCTGTTGAGGCAGATACATGGGCTTCTGTACAAATATAAACGACACCGCCATAGCTTACTTGATCGCCAACATTATAATATATCGAAGTGTCCCAATCACCGGCCCAATTTGTGCCGCCGCTTACTAAATTCCACTTTGTTGGGATAAAAGATAAATCAGTAGCAAACAGCGTACTGGCAGTATGGCTGCTTACACATATGTAACTTTGTCCGCCATTGCGAACCACGTCATCGACCAAATATTCGCGAGCAGCGACCCACTGGCCGCGCCATACAAACTTAATTCTACCTAATTTAAATTCTGCCATTTATAGCTCCATATATGTTATTTATCTTGTGTATAAAATACAACATTATCTTTTCTTTACAAACGACTTCATAAACATTGCCATTGCCATTCCGTCTCCATCCCATCCAGCAAACTGTCCGTCTACAGTTACCTTAGTTGGCATTACTACCTTAGAGCCTGCAAGACCTTCAGGTATTGTACTACTAATTTTGTTTGGACCACCGATTAGTACAGTACCAGCAATTAATTGGCCGGTAAATGTGTTAGATCCGCCCTGGCTTAGTCTGCCAGTTAAATATGCTTTAATTGCTCGCTGAGTTGATATAAGTTCGTTTGAATTTGCAAGCATTGTTTGATCTGTACTAAACTGGCGAACAATAACACTAGCATTACCAACCGCAATACCACCTAAACTTAGTGTTTCTAAACCACTTAAACCAAACTGACTTGCGCTAATTGTAACAATACCAGTTGCTTGTTCAACTCCGAACAAATCTCCTACTTTAAAGTTACCGTCCTGGTCAGTACTCACATAGAACACACGACCAAAGTTAACCTCAACTGCTTGATCCTGCGGTGCAAGTACAGTATTTGTAGGAATTCCTGGATAATTAGAATCAGTTTTATTTCCGTATCCGACATTTAAAAAGTCATGACCGGTTAATCGAGCCTGGCTATACTTTGTTCTAATTTCTATAGCAGCCTCGTGAGCCGGACTTGTTGCAACAGTTACATCTGGTGACACTCGAATATTTGCTTTAATGTTTGGAGCAACAGTTCCAAACACTACTGATGCGCTAGTTACTTTATAAATTACATTACTTCCTGCGATTGTTAAATTATCGCCAGGGCCAGGCAATCGACTCAAATCTTTAACAATAAGAGTTAACCCTGTTTGGAAAGTATCAGCATAGCCGTCTCCTAGAATACTAATGATAGTCGAGTTAGTATTATAACCTGTACCTCTATTAATAAATGTAGGATTTGCCAATGTGCCATTACTAATCCTTGGTTCAGCTGTTGCCGCTAGCGTAATATTAGGATCAAATAAATTAACAGTAGGCGGACTAGCATATCCAGATCCTGGTTCCCAAATAGTAATAGAGGTAATTCTTCCAGAGGTAACTCCTACTCGGCCTTTAGTCTTACATCCTGCAGAAACAGAGCTTGATCTGTTAGTGCCAGATACTGTTATAAATCGTCCATCGTAGTTAGTACCTATAAATCCAAATGCAACATCGTTGTATCCAATTCCGCTTGAGATTGCTCTAGGTGTCCACATTCTACCATCTTCAGAAGTATATGAGATATCACCAGTTCTTGCACTTGCTAGGTAAACTCCCTGACCGTAACATATATTATCTACACCGTCAATTGCTATTGCGCTACTTAACCAATTTATGCCGTCGGTACTGTATGCTGTAGTATCACCAGATGATGATACTGCTACAAATAATCCATTACCGTAAGCTACTCCTGACCAAGCACTAGATTTAGGCAGTGTACTAACGGTCCAACTTATACCATCTGTGCTATATGAGCTTGTTCTAGATATTGCAGTTCCTACAGCAGAAACTGTGTCAATTTCAGTAGTTGGGCCACCTAGCCCTACTACTACGGCAGTAACTGTAAGTGTTACATCATTAGCTGGACTAGTTCCGCCTAAAGCAGTTCCTAATATTTTTAATGTTTGACCAACAGAATATCCTGTTCCACCAAACCCACCTAACGGAACTGTTACAAGGTAAGTTGTACCGCTAGTTTCAACATTAAATCTAGCGCCAGAGCCTGTAGCAGTTACGTTTGTAGCTGTTATCCGAGTATACAAATTTCCACTAGCTACTGCTACAAATTTTCCATTACCGTAAGTTAATCCGGTGTATCGTGCTGAAGCTAAAGGATTACCAGCGGACCACGATGTACCGTACGAAGAGTAACTAGATGCTGTAGAATCAAATGCAGTTCCGGACCACGTAATAGCAGACATAAACGGTGAACCACCAAGTGCTGGAACTGTTAAGACTCCAACGGTAATAGTTACATCATTAGCCGGACTAGTTCCGCCTAAAGCAGTTCCTAATATTTTTAATTGATTACCTTCTGCATATCCTGAGCCAGAAGCAACAACTGATATAGTGTAAGTAGTCCCTTTTACAGCAACTGAAAATAATCCGTTTGTACCACTACCTGTAATATTAGTTGCTGGCACGCCGTAAAATGTTTTATTAGCGTCATTTGCAATTGCTACAAATTTTCCGTTGCCATAGACTATCTTTTTCCAACTAGCCTTAAACGGCATAGTAGTTGTACGCCAGCCAGAGCCGTTTGATACTGAATATATAACAGGAGAATTATCAATAATTGGTTCTTCATTAGAAATTGCTACCCAATAATTTTTTCCGTAAGCTATATCAGTCCAAGTAGACACCACTGGTAAAGTAATTGGCGTCCAAGTTGTGCCGTTAGTTGATCTATTAGCAATTTGGCCACCGCTTGGTAATGCTATTGCAACGCCGTTACCATATTCGATTGATTCCCATACAACCCCTGATAGTGTAGTTAAACTAGATGTAACTTGACTATATTCAGGAGATGAGAATGTTAATCGAGGCTCTATAAAATAAACAGAAGAATTAGTTAGTGCTGCTTCAATAGGAGTTCCTGGATTTATATGATCCCATCCAACTTCTCCCATGTTCATTGAACCAAGATCAGTCTTGAGTGCAAATGTTGAGCCCCCAACTGTGCTCGATACTGTAAATGAATCAGTATCGATAGTTTTAATATAGTAAGTATCTCCGCTAACTACGTTTCCAAATAAGCTAGTTGAGAATGTACCATTCATAGATCCTATTCCATGCGTTAATGTTGTTTTAACATTAGTTGTTGTTCCAGTCATGCTACCTGAAGAGCTAGCTAATGTAGGAGAGCTATCCGCAGTAAATGCTTGCATACTGCCAATTTCTGAAGTTAAATTTACTGCGCTGCCGCCTGGACTTGCTGCCACAGTAAATGATGTTCCGTCATTAATCGCAAGTATGTAAAATACTGTCTCTGTAGTCAACCCGCCAAACTGATTGCCTCTAAAAATAATTGGAAAATCAGGAGTAAAACCAACTGTTGATTCTACTGTAATTAAGTTTGTAGTAACTTCAGTTGCTGATACATTAACTTCAATTAATGATTCTGCAATAGTAAATGTTGACGAATTTATAATATTGCTTATGTAATATTTTGTTGCGGCACTGACTCCTCCAAACACATTACCAGAAAAATATATAGTATTCAATGGTACTAAACTAGTTGCTCCAGTAGTGGTCAAATAATTTGTCGTTGCCGCTGTGCCGGTTATAGTAAATTCTGAAATATTACTTGCAATGGTAAATGTATTACTATCTATAACTTCGCTGACATAGTATATTTGACCAACTATAATACTACTAATAGCAGTTCCGGTAAACGAAATTGGCATTAGATCTATCATATTAGCAGTCGGTGCAGTGATATAGCTAGTATATTCAGGATGAATCATTGTCAATGCAGATATATTAGTCACCGGACTTAACGGCCACTGTGGACCAAATGGTGAAGTACTAAGAGTAATTGTTTGAACTCCTAAAATTTCCTTAATATAGTATGTAAATTCTGTTGACAGCTGGCCAGCAGCAGTTCCAACAAATTTAACAGGCATATTAACTGCTAGTTTGAGAGTACTACTAACTGAAACTGTATTTGTAGACCCACCGGTTGTTGCTAAAACGGTAACTGTATTTGCAGACACCCTAGTTACATTAGTAGAATAATACGTAGGAATAAATTGTACTGGCTGATCTATGTACAAATTTGCCACCATAGACGGATCGCCCACTGTGAAACTGTCTGTAGTTTCAGAAGTTGAATTAATAACAATAGATCCAAACGATTCTTTAAGTACTTGTGCAAACTTACTAGTCGAATTATAGTTAGAGATATAACCGTATTGTCCTGCTCCGGTGCCGCTTCGTATAAAAGCTCTCATGCCAGTGTAATTTGTAGCAGTGCCTTCGTCGGAACCTGCTAATATGATTAATGTATCATCGCCGCCCTGTGCATTATTTGATGCAATAGAATATCCTCTACCGCCAGTTCCTAATCCAATGTCTGTTAATCGTGTGTTGAATACTGCTCCTGATCGAACTTCATCAGCTACTACTTCTACACCAGACCCTGCTCCAGTAATATTAAAATTAGCATGTGATGTATACTCGCCGTCTTTAGTTTCTAAGTAAAATGACGGGTCACTAGAATTTTGTAACTGACATCCGTAAATTCTAGTAAACCCTGCAAATCCAGCATTTCCTCGAGGATATATTGTATATGTTAGTGCAGTGTTTAAACCAGTAGTGTCATATACAGTTAACCATATCCTGTTCCAACCGTTATCTAATTCCAAACGGCCGTAATCCTCAGATATTAAACCGTCAGTACCGTCATTGGAAGCTGTAAAAGTAGTATTGGTAAAATCGTAATTTAATCTACTTACAACTGTATCATATCCGCTAAATGTTGCAACTATATCAAACGATTGCGCACTTCCTTTTTTAGCATACACACTTAATGTAAAGGGTTTTGCACTACCTTCTGGAACATTTCCTGACACGGTAACAGTTAAAATTGAACTACCTGATAATGTAGCAACTACTAAGAAACAATCATCAACTCCGTTAATTCCTCCAAGCTGGCCTCCTAAAATACGTAATCGATTACCAACTACATAGCCGCTACCTCCTGCAGCCACCGATACAAGAAATTCTGTACTAGTAACAGTAACATCAAATGTTGCACTACCGCCATTACCTGTAATATTTAGGCCTGCTAAGTTTTCGTAAATTCCTCCAGCTTGCGGTATTGCTATAGTTTGATACAAATAGCTAGAATCAGTAGAAGATGTTTGCCCTGTGATTGTCCATGCATTAGTATCTCCTACAGGCGATGCTGTATTTTTTTGTGTTAAAATGTTTCCATCAGTTTGCCACACTACATTATCAAATTGATTACTGTACTTAATTAAATTAGTTGTTTGTGTGTTATAGCCAGATCCTGCATTAGAGTATTGCATAGACAACAACTGAGCAGATACACCAAACGCACTTTGTACATTTGCTTGAACTTGCGTTGATCGATTATCAACTTTACCAGAAATTGGCGCTTCAGTTGGGTCAAATCCTTCAGCAATGACGCCGTACTGACCGTATGAGCTGTTGCCGTTGGTAGCACGAATACGACCACCATCTTCTGCAAAATAACTAGCATAGTTGTAGTAAGAGAATACTGATACTGCCTCAGTTAGTGATCCGGGACCGCGGCACCATACACCAATACCATCGCTTAAAATTTGTGTAAAATCGTTAGATGTGACAGACTTATTGCCGCCGTTGTGTAGGTAACCGTCAATTTTTAATCCAACACACCCTACACCAAATGTAGTTACGTTTTGAATATACGGGCTACGACGAATAATCCAAACGCTAGTGTCGTCAGGGCCATGGCCTGGATCTAAACTTACGTATGCGCCGCCAGTTGGACGTCTAGTACTAAATTGATTTACATCTGTTAAAGATCCTGCTAAGCCAGTTAATGTCATGTTACGAATACCGGTAGCATTACGAACATAGAACATATCTTTTAAACAATCTCCAGCGTACACAGTTAAAAATCCAGTGCCGTCAATCAATGTAGCGGCAGCACCGCCAACTGTTGTAGATACTGTAATGTTATTATTAACAATTGAAGTAATATAATATGTTTGATTTAAATTAATTCCGCTAAAGTAATCGTTGTTTGAAGATACTGAAAATTGGATTGGCATATCTACGGCCATTTCTGAAGTATTCTCAATTGTAAATGTATTTCCAGAGTCGTTTGATGCTGTAGCAAATGTATATATTGCCACTTTGGGCATTACTACTGCTCCTCTAAGTTCGTCACCGTTAAGAGCGGTATTATCTGGAAGGATGATTGGTAGCTCTTCTTTGTAGGTTCCGGTCTTAACATTAATTGTAGCAGTTAATCCTTGATTTGGTTGAGGAATTGTTCTAGTATTAGCATTTGTAATTGCAGTAATAACAATATCTAATAAATCATCAACTATAATTGCTGCCCCAGTTTCGCCTGATGTACCAATTGTTTGACTAATTCTGTCTAGCACAGGTACTCCGTTAATAACTTGATAACTAGTAGGCAGTTGTAAGTTGTTTATTGCACTGTTAAGAATACCTTTTAAAAAAGTTAACGATGCAACAATATATGGTTGTGCGGCATCAGTTGCACTATTTCTAAAAGTAGTGGCGCTACCTTGTTCAAAATATGCTTCGGCTGAAAAAACTGTCCTACTATTGCTATTTCTAACTAAATCGTAACTGACTGCATCAATAATGTACTTGGCATCTCGTTTAGTACTTGTTGCGTTGAATACTGACGAAGGTGAAAACGGTGCCGCACTAATACTTTTCTGATATAACATCCACTGATACATTTCTTCAACTAGAAATTCTTTATTATTAATAATGGCAGTATAAGCATTAGGATACGATGTTCCGCTTGCAACTCGTTCACATGCGTATTTGATTGATTTCCAAGGATTGTCCCAAGACATTCCTGCATCTGGGCTATCAACTCCATCGGGTGTTACATAGTATACTGCTGGAATAATATTAATATCTCTCCAGCTTGGTTGTGAATTAGATACACTTAATGCTTCACCAAGTGTACCAATTGGTATTGAAATTGTAGTGTTATTAAAGTTTGTAACTATATCGCCAAGTGTGTTTCCTGCATTGCTTCTGCTATGAGCGGCATATCGAATCCAATTAGTATTATTAATATCTAAGTCAGGACGAACACTAGTTGTAGCATTTGTAATAGATTGTATGCACATGTATGTGTCATTAGCCCATACTACAAGTTCGCCTACAGAATAAGCAGTTTGAGTTTGCCAAAAACCAGTCCAAGAAATGCCAGGTACAACTAGTTTCCAGTAGACATAGTTAACGCCAACAAAAGATAACATTCCGCCATCTAATAAAGCTATATCTGGACCTTCATTTATAATTACAGAAGTAGGAGAGGTTACTGATACAACTGTTTGTCCTGATGCAAACCCTCTGCCAACAACATACATGCCTGGAACTATTCCTGCAGTCGATTCCACATTGATAGAAGTACCAACACTGCCTTCATCTACATAAGATGTTTGTACTCCAAATGCCGTTGGATTTTCTCCGTTGCTATCGGCAATAGCAACGTATAGATTTCCACCTTGAGTAACAACATCACCAACTTTGTACGAGCCACCTGACCATGCGTTTTGCATTTTAAATCCGGTTGTTACTATTTCCCAATTAGGACTAGTAATAGATGGAATACTATTGGTGTTATTACTAATGATGCTTCTAAACGAATAGCCGCCGTACATTACTATATCATTTAATTGATAGATTGCACTTGAGCTCCAAGTTGATTTATATTCAGTTCCTGGTTGCCAAATGTCCCATGCTGAGGCATTGAAAGATGATCCAGACGAATGTCCTTCTGTAGCAATATATAAATCTGATCCATTTTTTACAACATCATTTAATTTGTATCTAGTATTGGTAGTCCAATTTGATTTATAATCTATTCCAAGATTAACCACGGCCCATTTTGATTGATCGTCTTCTAATCCTAGAACATCTGTGCTGGCAGACACATGATTGGCAGTACAACGATAAACAACGCCGCCGTACTTGACTATATCGCCAAGGCCGTAAACTGTGTCGGTTGTCCAGGCACTGTTCCAATTGTCAAATCTGCTATATGTTGCCCAATTGGCTAACGTAATCTCTTCAGCGGCACTAGTGTGCTCAGCTATACATACATAGACTACTCCTCCGTAAGTTACGATATTACCTAACGAATAATCAGTAAGTGGTAACCATTGATCTCGCCAAATTCTTCCATCGAGCAATAAATCCCATCTAGGTTCATTTCCGCCTGCAGGTGTTATAAATCTCAAGTCTGCATAAAAATCAGTGTCGGAAGTATGCGGTTCTATACAAACGTATGTTTTTCCGTTATACTGTGTAACCGCGTCGCGATTATAGAAAGTTGCAGCGGCCCACGCTCCAGCCCACGTAAATCGTAATCTGCCAATTTTAAATTCTGCTGCCATGTTATTTTTTCCTCGTTGCTTTAATTTACACTATTTGATCTGGAGTGTATGGGTATGCTTTGTTAATTCTAACCACTAGTTCGCCGTTATCATTTATATAGTAAAAACAGTTCCTTGCGTCCCAACGATATTGGTCAAAGTATAAATTGGGGAAGGGACGACTATGGTCACTTTCTAACCTACCGTCAAAATAATCAACCCCATATTCAAAATCTTCAAAGTTATCTGCATTTGATCCTGCTACGTTAATTGTAACTGCGCTATCGTCAATTAATTGATCAGTTTTAGAAAAATATAATAGTCCGTCGTCTGTTCTACGCAAAGCATAAAAGTATCTAGGATTATCTGCACCTAGTAGATCTGTAATTGAAGATTGGCCAATGTAATATGTCATAATAATATCCTTTAAACAATTTCAACGTAGCTTAGTACTAGGTCTAAACTTTCGTCGGTACTTGCTGTTATTTTAATTCCAGTAGACGGGCCTAACACTAACTTTTCGCCGCCGTTGATAACACGTAAACTTTGACTAGGCGGTATAACAGTATCTTTAACATAATATGCACTAGTACTACTCACTGTGTCAACTATTTGAATACTAACAAGTATAATACTACTTGTTAGATTTGTTAGACTAAGACCAATAACTGTTGTCTTAGCATTACCTTCTGTTGTAAGAACAGTGGTCTCTGCTGTACCAAGTTCTGAATATAATTTATTTTTAAATAGCGTTGCCATAATTTTATCCTAGTGATAGTGCCATTGCAATACCGATATCTGTTGCGTCATTGAATGACACGCCTGAACTAGTTCCTGCAACACTAGTCCAAACAACTCCGTTGTATACTTCAACTAATTGAAATTCTGAATTAAATCTTACCATACCAATTACAGGATTACTTGGTCTGTCAGTCGTAGAATTTCCAGCCGGGATTACAACCCCGTTAGCACCTGCAAATTTTACGTACCCTGTACCAGTTTGTGTAATTTCTGACACTGCTCCGGACACTGTGTTTTGAATTGTGTTATTTCTAAACTTAAAATTACCTAATCTAACACCGCCGGTGCCTAGTGTAAGAAAGTTAATATCTTGATTAGCTGACAATGTAGTAATTGTATTGTCACTGATATCTAAACTAGTTGTCTGAAAACGAGGAACAGTTAGTGCTGTTTCAGTTAAGGTAGCAGTTAATAAACTGTTAGCATAAAAATATAATGTATTATCGTTAGCACCAGGTGTTGCTTCTGCTTTAATATAAGTTGTACCAGCAATATCTTGTACACCGCTTAGTTTTAACCAATATGTACCATTCCACCCTTCATATTGTGAACGAGTAGTATTGTAACGAATCATACCGTTAGTAGGACTAGCTGGACGATCAGCATCAGTTCCTACTGGGATTTTTAAACTAGTATTGTTATTAATTACAACACTGCCGGTGCCTTGCGGAGTTAGCGTAATGTTACTATTTGTAGCAACACTTTGTAAATTGTTAGCATCAACTTTAAAACCTTCAAGAAAGACATTGCCTGTACCATTAGCCAGCAATGTTAAATCAGTATTAGTTGTGGTAGTTTCAATTGTGTGGCCGCTGATGCGTACATCTGAAAGTTGTAAGTATCCAGTACTAGAAATATTTCCAGTGACTGTCATGTTGCCAGTAGTATTAAAGTTTCCGCTTAGATATAGATTTTGCCAACGTAGACTTGATGTACCTAAATCGTATAATCCAGTAGTGGCTGGCACTAGATTACTGTTAATACCGGCTACAAAACTAATTGTATCGCTTGACTGATCACCAATAGTAATGTTACCGCCAATGGTAACTGTACCTGTTACATCTAAATCACCTGTGATGCTGGTATTGTTTTGTAAATTAATCTGTCCATTAGCGGCAGTTACATTAACTTCACCTGTTAAACTTTCAATAGTGTTGCCACTAATTCTTAAATTGCCAGTGTCAATCCCTTCAGCTGTAACAGTAGTTGATGTTACACCGTTGTCAAATATAAATCCGTCGGTAGTTGTTACTGTTAAACTTTGATTGTTGAAGTTTACTTCACCAGTTTTTTGATTAATAAAGAAGTTGTCACCAACTTTAAAGTTACCTTCGTTGTCAACTGATGTATAGTATACCTTTGCGCCGTTTAGTTCTACAACTTCGTTGGCGGCAATCCTGTCATTAGGGTCGTTTGTTGAGAAGCGGCCTGCGCCAACATAGCCAAAGTTTTCACTGATAAGATATAATATTACACCAGGACCGTCGGCATATACTCCATACTCGCCGTAGACACATGCTGATCCAATTGATCGAACTTCGGCACCAAAGTCTGAGTAGTCAGCAAAGTTTATAATACTTGCAGTACCGCCTGCACTAGTTCTAAGATCTTGTCTAGTAACACCGTCATCTAAGAAAGTTGTTGAATTGTTATTGCCGTTAAAGTGTAGTAACAATACAGTATCTAAGTCACCTGTTAAGGCCGCAATTGGTGCTGTAAAAGTAGTTGTATATCGAGGAGTGCCGTTACTAATTCTCACTTCGTCAATGTAACCATAGAATCCAAGAGTACCATCAAATCGCGAACCAATAGCTAACGGACATTCGATATAGTTATTAGTATCAGTATATGTGCTACCTGATTGTGTCCCGTTTACAAATAATTTTGTGCTAGTTCCGCTTCTAGAAACTGCAATATGAGTCCAAGTGTTTAATGCAATTGGTGATGACCCGGTAATAACTTGACTACCATTAACTAAGTACCCTGGCACATATGTGGCACTTAAAAAAATATTTGGAACAATTTGTGACGTTGTTGTTCTAAAATCAAAAAGTATTTGTGATGTGCCGCTATCAGTAGTTCTATAAATCCACGCTTCTAAACAAAAGTCACCTGTGCCAAATGCAAAGTCTGGTGCAGAAGCGTGTGAAATATAATCACCAACTCCGTCCAAGATTAAACTTGCAGTACCAAATTTTTTCTGTGCTGTAGATAATTTAGCATTACCTTGTGCATAAATTGTTGTAGGAATTCTATCAGTAATTGTTTCAAAGCCAATACAACGACCTGTTAAGTTTACAAAATTGCCTTCTATACTGGCAATAGTTCCACTGGCTAGTAATGTGGTACCATCAGTATCATAGTAGCTTACTGTATTTCCAACTGCCCAAGTACCTGTACGAGTATTAATACGTAGACGTGTTTTGCCAGCTCCTGCAAATCCAGCACTACTTGAGTAAGCGTATATTCCTTTAGATCCAAAATAACTAAATGAGTTTAGCCATTCAATTCGTACACCGTTGGTAAGTTTTAATGTTTCAGCCGCAGGTGTAATAAATGTCACTGCATGAAATAACATAGTTGCTTCTTTACTAGAAGCATTTACTACACTACCGTCTGCAAATGCACCACGGCCTGCATCGCCTGCCAAGTACCCTCTTGGATCGTCTGCTGGTGCCGTTGCTAGTCTAACAGTGCTGCCAAATGTGATAACTGTTACATTTCTAATGTACGGACTACGGGTAGTTACCAACATATTAGCGGCAAATCTAAATGCATAACCAGTGTCATCGATAGCATTATATTCAAAATTGGCTATGGTAATATCTTCAACAGTAGACTCGCCGTTAAGTAAAAATGCATTTTTATCTCTAGTCCCGCTAGTAGGAATAATTTTAACTGACCGCATACTTGAGCCGCGAACAGTTACACCTACTGGAATAGTCATTGGAAATATTTCAGTGTACACTCCAGGATAAATGTAGATTGTGTCACCTGAAACTGCTTGACTTAGTGCATACTTTACTGTCAAATACGGATCTTGTTCGTGTGTTCCAGAATTGCCATCATCGCCGTTAACACTAACATATATGATGTTACCTTGTGGAAGAATTAGATTAATGCCATCAACTATAATGTCGCCGGTAGTAATAGCATTTGCAAATAAGTTTTCAGTATATACGTCTGCCCACTTCTTTTCAACTGTACCTAATTGGTATGTGTTGTGTACATCAGGAATAATATCACTAGCAACTTCTGCAACAAATGTTACAGTATCGTCGCCTGCACCTTGTGTCTGCGTACCAGCGCCAAATGTAATATCACCGTCAGCTGTAATATTTCCAGTTGCGTGAATGTTACCATCTACTTCAACGTTTGATTGAATGTTTACAACACCAGAACCGTTAGTTCTAATGGTAATGTCGTCGAGCGACTCAATTGTGTTGCCACTGATTGTTAAATCGTCAACTTGAATTTTTGCTTGGTATACAACTGGACTAGCACCAGTTGGTTCAATATTAATTGTGCTAGACGAGCTAGAAATTGTGCTGCCGCTGATTGTAAATGTAGCAAGAGTCGCTTGTGTATCTACAAGTAAATCAGTAGTTCTTGCTGTTCCGGCAATATGTAAATCGTCAGTAGGAGCGGTTGTTTTAACACCAATTCGGCCGTTTACAACATCAAGATATAGTAGATCCGTCTCAAAGGCAAGTGGTACACCATCTCGTAAGAGATTAGCCTTTAAGAGCGGACCGGAAATTCGACCAACAGCCATTATCGCTCCTTTTGACCCCGTGTTTCACGGTTAACCACCTTACATTGCGGGTTTACCACAGTTTAATATCGTAAAAGTTTGGTCAACTTTTACAGTAATAGTATTTAGCCGGATTGGTTTTTTAGCCTAGAATGAGAGCCCATTCATCTACAATTTCAAAAACTTCAGATTCTTGAATCGGGCCGGATGAACCAATTGCCGGGATCCATCCGTTAGTTGCTCCTGAGTATACTTCTAGGTAATCCCTAGCAGGGTCAATGTTGTAGCGTGTAGTTCCTATTTCAGGCGACGCATTTCTAGTTAGATCATCGCCGTATGGCACGGCCACTGCGGCGCCCCCAATTTTCCAATAACCAATTCCGGTATTTGAAAAGATAAGAGCATAACTATTTGCATTAGTGATTGAATTGCCGCTTATTGGGGCGGTAACAGTTTTAAAGGCAGTAGTTCCGTTATCGTAAGTAGTAGTATTATTATCAAAAGTTTCTTCTTGTTTGAATAAAGAAACTCCGTCACCGTCAGGTGTTATATACATATCATCACTAGCGTTAACTGTTTTAAAACTAGTAGCTGTAATGTCTGTAGTTGCATCAATAATAACTGTAGGTGTTGTTAACACTACCCCTGCACCACTTAGTTCTGTAAAAACTGTTGCTTTGCTATCAAATGTTGTACTACCAGAGTCATAAACTGTTCTTAAGATAGCATGAGTTGATTTTGCTTGCATTCTAAGTTTATTATTTGTAGTAAATCTTAAAATATGATCATTAGCATTGGGTACTAGTTCAGGTGTGATTGATGTGTTTCTATCGTTATCATACAATTGAACAAAACTTACCAACCCAGACGGTTGATACCCTTCATATAAGTTAGTAGTGCTATTATGTCTAATTTCTCCAGTAAGTGTCATCGGGTATGATGCGTTGTTGCCGTAAGGAATTACCAATGATGTATTAGTGTTTATTACTGTACTACCTGTTCCATTAGGTGTTAAAATAATACCACGCTGTGTATTTGTAGTAGGAGATGACCAATTGTTAAAAATTGTAGTGTCTGTAATTTTTAAATCATCAACTATTACACTTCCAGTCCCGTTAGCATTTACAATTAAATCTGTATCTGCGGCTGTAACAGATAGCACCCCGGCTTCAATCTTTATATTAGGAACTTCAAAATAGCCAGTAAGTGAATCAATGCTTCCAGCTACAATGTTGCCGCCAAAGTCAGTTAGTCCGGCAAAATATAAGTCTCTCCAACGTTTTTCGTTGGGGCCAACACCAGTAGTACCAAGTGTAAATGTTGCGTTGTCTTTTGGTTTGATTGTTTGCGTTAAGTTTGGAAATACGGTAACTAGGTCTAAAGGATTGTCGCCTAGGAAAATATTTCCATCAACTGCAAACGAGCCAGTAACTGCTAAATTACCAGTGATATCAACGTCAGTGTTTAATATTGTTGAGCCGTTGAACGCTAGAACATTTACAGGACCTTGTAACGAACTAATTGTGTTGTCTTTAAACTGTATGTATCCTGCACGAACTTCTGTTGCAGTAATCGAAGTAACCCCGTTACCTCCTTCAAACACAACACTTCCGTTTGCACCAAAGTTTATAGCCTGTGCATCAAACGAAACTTGGCCAGTTTCTTGGTTTACATAGAATACATTGCCGACACGGTAATCACCTTTGTGATCCATGCTATCATAGTATATCTCGGCATCAAGTAAGGCAACTACTTCGTTAGCTTGAATTACTAGTCCGTAGTCATTATTGCTATCATCCGCAGTACCAATATATCCAAAATTGTGCCCTACTAGGTACACTAACACATCGGCGCCTTCTGCTACAACACCGTAATTTCCGTAGACGTTTGCTGAACCTATACTACGTAGTTCAGTTGAAAACTCTATTCCTAACCCTGCTAAGCCAGCAGTTCCTCGTGAAACGTAAATGCCTCTGTTGGCAAAATATGTAAAAGAATTTAACCATTCGGCTCTTACACCGTTAGTTAATACTAAACCATCTGCACCGTGGGTTATAAAGGTTACTGCTTGGAATAGCATTGCAGAGTCACCCGAAACAATGTCAGGTGGTCCGCCATCTACGGTCAAATCACTATCATCGTCAGCTGTATAACCAGACCAGTCAGCAGTTACTCTAGAACCGTTTGCAACTGCACCATCTACTAGTGCTCCGCGGCCAGCATCTCCTGACAAAAATCCGTTAGGATCAGATAAACTAGTCTCTGAACCTTTAGTAAGAACTGTAACGTTTTGTACATATGGACTACGACTATAAGACCTTGCTCCGTTGGCTAGTCTAAATCCGTAACCGGTATCGTTAGTTGCATTATAATAAAAATTCTTGACTGTTAAAAATTCAACAGTTGATGCATTATTCAGTAAAAATGCATCTTTATCGTTAGTAGCTAAGGTAGGCTCAATTGAAACTGAACGTATACCCGCACCTCTAACAGTCACACCTGACGGTACAGTCAGTGGAAATATTTCTTGATATGATCCAGGAAAAATTACAATCTCGTCGCCCGATACTGCTACAGACAGAGCTTGTTTAACTGATCTAAACGTAGCGTGTAAATGATTTCCAACATAAGAATCGTTACCATTTACACTTACATAGTATGTGTTACCTTGACGTAACAACATATCTATATTGTTAGGCACTAGAGAGTTTGCGGTTGTTAGTTGCCCGTTTATTTGTATACTATATAAGTCACTCCAACGCTTGTCGCTGTTACCAATTGAGTATTCGTTGGTTAAGTCTGGAACAATATTGCTGGCAATTTCTGCAACAAACGATACGCTGTCATCAGCACTAGTACCTAATGTAATATCCCCGTCCCAGGTAATATCACCTGTAGCGTGTAAGTTTCCAAAAATCTCTACGCTGTTTGTATAAAAATTTACAAAGTCACTTGTAGTATATGGACTGAAAACAAAATTACTACCATTAGTAATATTTTCAAGTAAACTGCCGTCTCTAATACGTAAGTGTTGTACACCCAATCCGCCAACGTCAACAATTGGATTAGGGCCAGCGGGTGCAAAGTATATAGACCCATCTGCAGGATTGTAGATCCTGTTTGTAGATATACGTAATTCGGGAAAAGTAGAAAGTGTGTCAACTTTAAAGTTAGTTGACCTTAAAGTATTAGCTACTTGAAGAAGATGACTTGGAGCATCAGTATTAATACCAATGCGACTGTCAAGTACGTTTAGATATAGTAAATCAGTTTCAAACGCTAGATCAACACCATCTCTCAGCAAATTAGCTGTGAGTAGCGGACCACTGATTCTACCTAGTTCTATTCCCATTTTTCGCCCTCGTTCTAGTATTTATAGAAGAGAGTGTTATCTGTCAAACCCGTGTAGTGCTGTTACATAAACAGGTGCGCCACCTGTGCCGGCCGCAGGAACGGCTGCGTTAAATTTAATATAGTAGCCTGCAACATACTGTGCATTAGTTAGTGAACTTTTGGCTGCAATAGTTACTGTGTTGCCCTGGCTTTCATTATTTAAACTTTCTAAAACTTCAATTGTAGAAGCTGTTACTGCAACAATAGTGAATGTGCCGTTGTTACTGCCTGTGCCTGTGATAACAATAGTTTGTCCAGCATAAAAACTTAGTGTACTAAAATTTATAATGCTAGTATTGTTGCTAGTAATAATTTTTGTACTAGCAGAGAATGAAATAATAGTCCCTGTAGTTAAACAAGGATTTTGAATTAATACAAAGTTAGTATTAGGAATTTGTGGAACGTTTTCAACAAATACTAAAATATTTTGTGGACCATATGACGATCCACTTTCAACTAACGAAGGCGGTGCAGGGTTCAGTGGTCCAAAGTGTCTTTCGGCATCATCTCCAGGACCAAGTGTTTGTTGTGTAATTCCACTTGATTCTTTAAATCTAAAACTACGCCATGCACTAGATTGATAAGCTTCTACTTGATTAGTAGTTGTATTGTAGCGCATCATACCGTTGACTGGAGCAACTGGTCTATCAGAAGACCCGTTGCCTTTAGGCAGCAACATGTTATTAGTAGTGTCCATAACAATACTATTAGTCATATCAACTTTAACTCTAAAGTCTGAAGGACTTCTGCGATTTAAAATTTGTTGTCTTAGGTATCTCATTATACTGGTAGTGAGCTCACTGTTGCTGACAAGTTAGTTGGACTTGTGCTGTTGGCAATAATCATATCGCCGTCGTCTAATACTAATTTTTCTGAATCAAAACTAACCGTTTCACCTGCAGGAATTGGCAATGCGTTTACAATCATATTAACATTACCTTTAGCATCACCTGATGCTACTGCCCATAAAGACAAGTATGTAAGTCCGTCTGTTGGGCTTGCTGGATTATACGTTGCAGAATTGCAAATAATTAAACTTGTGATGGCGTTTGTACCTGTGCTGTCATAAATGACGCATTCTGATGGACTGCCGGTTGTGATTAGTGTGCTTTGTAGTGCCATATGTTTTCCTTAGAACAGCATACTCCACAATAGAGATCTGTTTTTTGCAATAAGTTCATCAGCGTTTGACTGATTTATAAAATATAT